CCTCTAACACTATATAGATAGATAAAAACTCCTTGGCTGAAAAGCCACACCTTTCATTCATGATCGCACTTAAATAAGTTGTCGTTATATTCAAATTATCCGCATAAAATCCGACATTCTTGTGATTCTTGAAATTCTCTGCCACGAGACTACAGAAATCATAGATCAATTGCTCTTTTCTCAAACTAGTCCTGAAAGGGATTTTCTTACGCACTTTCACATAATAGTCGTAAACATCCATGTAAAAAATCCCCAAGTAACATATAATCCGCTCCCTCAGAAGCCCATTACCCCGATACCGCTCAAGCTCATTCTCTATCAATTTGCAAAATGATTGAAAACGCTCAATACCATTATTATCCTCTATATTATAGTAAAAATGATCCTTCACGAAAAAATGAAATCCCGGATCAAAATGACGTAAAGAACTTAATACATCCCCATGTAGTACATGTGGTATGATGATAAACTTCGCCGAGAAGTCCTCACTCACGTTCCGCATTGAGCATAACTGTCTCGGAAATAAGAAAATCAATTCATTCTTATTCCATACATGCTTATTATCAAGCAAATGAATGATCGCACTACCTCTATTACATACTGCTATTATCCCGTAATCCAAAAAAGAAGGTTCTGAAGTCAATGGACTATCTTCAATCTGTTCCGTAATAATAAAGTCTTTTTCTAATCCGCCTAAAAAACGATCACATGTATTATACCTATTCTCTTGCATATACTCTTATAAATTAAGGGAATACGAAATCTTACCTCCAACAACAATCAACAGAATAATATTATATTTTGTTCTGTCCGTTAAGGTCCCAAGTATATTCGTTTGATATTTTTCTTTCCTTACCCCCTCTTCTATTAGCCATCAAACCTTATATATCAATTGATGCTAACAGCTAACCAAGGAAATCATAAAAAAACACAAGACAAAATTATATAATAAAAAATTGACTATTAAATGCATAACTAAACTAAAAGCGTACAAAAACACATCAATTGTATACAAAATCGAAACAGACAAAGAATAACCGAAAAAGATCATAAAAATACAGTTAGCTTCATTGACAAAGTAAGTTAACTGAAATACCAAAGCAAGTTAACTTACTTTGCCGATGAAATTAGCTTACTTTGAAAGTATGGATGTTACCCTCGGAAAGGGGCGCTTAAGCAGTGTTCTCAAAAATTCGTGTATTCATGCCTCTATACAAAAAAAGGCTATCCGTCACGGAAATGAAACTTTCTCCACCAACACACTGATTCCCAGACCAATCAAAATTTTAAAACCCTAATAACCTACATATAAGGGTACATGGACGTGTTAATCATAATTTTTTATCGCAACAAAGGTAAAAATATTTTGCAAACACGTATATATCTGTATATGTGTAATTTATAAAATTTCCTTTTAAAACGAACATGTAGGTTTAGAACTTACCTACATAAAAGCCTACATGGAGCACCGCACGAAGCTGTATATCAATAATATACATACAATTTTCACACACAAATATAGGAATCTTATTCAAAAAACAAACCAAATTGCATGTATTTATATCAAACAAAAGATCGATTCTTATTTTTCAGCAGCCTCAATATTCAAAATTAACATTTGTTACAACTAAACAAATCCTGCTTCAGCATAAATAGGATTTGACGAAGCTTGATAAAAACCACCAATATTAAGCAATAAAGTATTTCAGGTCATTCACTACTGCAAATGTAATTATATAGAAACAGGGGTTATTTATGATACCCTAATTTAAATCCTATATACATGGAATTTCGGCTCCAAATTGGATACAAAAGCTTAACTCTATCTTCTTATTAATGCAAAGGGCTGTGCCGCAAAACTTAGTCACGACACAGCCCTACCTACAATTCTATTTTATAATACTTTAATTAATAATTTTCAAATAATAAGTTGTATTCTTTTCTGCTACTATTGTATTATAATAAATACTTTCATGCTTAGATCTATTGTAAGCCCCTACGGAAGTCCACTCAACCTTATACACTCTATTATCATTATTTTTATTTTCATCATCAATCCGAAGAACAGCATCCGCTCCCGCAATAGGGCCATTATCATATAATACTCCATAGCTAAAACCAGGATGGAAAGGTTTGATTGGATTAAAACGAGGGAACATCCAAGTTAACAAAATATTGGGAACACCTTTACCAAAGAAGCTGGGTCTTGGCGCAAAACTTTCATAATTATCACCAAATTCTACAGACTTATCCCCTAACGTAATACCATTAAAAACGGCTGTATTCTTATTATCACTATCTTCATTATCATGATAACGCTCCACAAAAGTCATACGAGGGGTATTTTCTTTACTGTTGGGATCAATGAGGTTTGGTTCCTCAATTAATCGCTTTGCATTTTCTGCAATAAGAGAAGCTTGCCCACCCACAAAATAAAGAGCACCATATCCTTTTGGAATCATATATGCCTGATCATTCATTACTACGCAAAAGGTCATAATTACATTATGGTTCCCATCTACCCAAGTTCCAGGTATCTTAGATTCAACCAACTTATCGTTTATATTTGTAAAACCGCCGTCCTCACAATCCATCGAAACCTTAACCTCTTTATAATTTCCACAGGTACTAACCTTAAATACTCCCATAAATGGAAGAAGAGATCTGGCTGATTCTACTCTTGTGTTGGTTTTTGAATATGAGCTGTCTCTTGTCTCTTGCAATAGTCTTTTAAGCTCATCATCAGCTATTGTTTCGGGTTCAGTGGTTGGAGTCATTTCGTCTTTTGGAGCAGCTATTTCTTCAGGTGTGTACCCTTTCAAAATCTGCTCGTAAGTCATTTCAACCTGAGCCAACGCAAAGCCTTCATAGCCCTCAGTTAAATTCTCGTCTTTTGAACACGATGTAACCAACAACATGGTTGCCGACATCAATAACAAAAACATTTTTCTCATTGTTTAAAGTTTTGATTGTTAATAAATTGATTAATAAAGCACTTTATATAACCGCTTATTCAGCAAGTTCTTTCTCCAATAAATGAGCGATTTCCTTTGTCGAGCCGGAATCAAAAATTAACCGACCATTGATAATGATTGTTGGAGTTGCGAACAATCCTTTCTTTACAAGCTCATCGTTCACGTTTTGCAATGATTCCAGTGCTGATTTACTATGCAAATCCCTGTCGAATTTTTCCATATCCAAATTCAAATTTCTTGCCACACCATACACAGACACTGAATCAATCAATCCATTTTTAGTATACAACGAATCTGAGAACTCCCAATATTTATTCTGTTTGTCGGCTGCATCCAAGGCTAAGCTTGACAGCGTAACGGAACCAGAAAAACCAATCAAACCGAATCTTACACGATCTTTGTATTTCTCGTATATCTCATTGTATCGATTATGAAACTGGACACACTTATCACACTCAGCATCGGATACAACCACCATTGTCACTTTAGATTTCAAATTCCCCTTATAATAGATCGGCAAATCTTCCAAGTTAAATCTGGAACTCACCGGAGGATAAATGTACTTGTGGATTTCAACATCAGTCTTCAAAGAATCCAACAACACCTGCTTCAATTTTAATTTTAAGGCTGTCTCTTGCATTATTCTGCCTTCATGAGAGGTGTTATTCATATTTACCATAGAAGTGCCTTTAATGGCTGGAATACTTGTTATACCATAGAAAGACAAAAGACCATCCACACTCGATTCTAAAATCTTTTGATTGTAATATTTCTCCAGATATTCACTGACAGTCATACCATATCTCTGCGCTTCCCGTTCAATTATTTTTCTGTCAATCAAGTAATCCAACGCAACATCTTTCATACCATGAATCCGGTTTAGCTCATCAAATAGCTGTTGGGAAATCGCTTGGTTTAATTCAATGGATTTAATAGCAACGCCATCTACTTCCGCTACCACTTCGTTCGAGATATTGTTTCCTGATTGGTTCTGGTGACAGGAACACAAGGACAATACAGATAGTCCTAAAACTAAAGATTTAAACTTCATTCTTCTGATTTTTAAGGTTTGATTAATTCTATGTACACAAAAACCCTGAAGAAGCCTTTAAAAACTTCAACAGGGCTGACTTTTATTTTAGCAGGTTTGAAAGATCAACAACAGCGATTTTACCATTACCGGCACGCAACGCATCGCTTATAAACCCATAAGGATGAACAATATGTTCCAGAAAACTCTTCTCTGCTTCCTCTTCTATCTTTTTTAGAAACTCACTTCTCTTCAATAAAGTCTCATATTCCTGTTTTGAAATCGAAACCATATCCGATTTGGCATCGTCTTGTTTCTTATCCGAAGGTTCGCTTTTTGATTCAGAAGCTAATCTGTCTTGAAGAGCGTATCCCAGCAAGAACCAAATCTTTTCCTCAATACGTTGAAGGCAGATACGTCTGCCGATTTTCTCATCATAATTCTCCGGATCGACACAGGTAGTAGTCTCATGCAGAGTAAATCCGTTTTTCATTCTGACCGAAACATGAGTCACCTGCTTGCCTAACACTTCTTCAGTACGGCAAACCACATCTTTCATGTTTGCCATCACTTCGTCTTTTGTAACTGTATTCATATTCAAAATTTCTGGTTTTAGTTATGTTGATGAAGAACCGGGACTCGAACCCGGACAAACAAGACCAAAACTTGTTGTGCTGCCATTACACCATTCTCCAGTTTTCTCCAGCCTATCCTCACGAACCGACCGGAGAGTCTTCATCACATTTTAATAACTATACAACTATTATCAACACTCTATGTGGTTTGATGTGCGTCCTACCGGAATCGAACCGATAACCTGATCTTTAGGAAAGACCTGCTCTATCCTATTTGAGCTAAGAACGCTTTTGACATACTTGGCTAAATGAAACGCTTCCCATTTCTGCTGTGCCCTCCGTCCTCGTTGATACCGCATGTCAGAGTATCCGGATTCGTAGTGATTTTTAAACTCCCTTCTACGATTGGAGCATCCACTGTTGTTAAATTAAAAATGAAAAACGCATAGTTAAGGTATTACCTTGTTACGGGGGACGGACTCGAACCGCCGACCTTCAGGTTATGAGCCTGACGAGCTACCAACTGCTACCACCCCATGATTTAAAAGCCAGCTATATTCTCACGAACCGTGCTGGCTCAAAAAAATATGAAAATAATTACTATGTATTGTTGTGGTTTTGGTTAATTACCCCTTATTCCCAAAATCAGCCGGATTCTCACCCCATCTGTCTGTATCCCAATGCCTGACCTCTATCGTTGAAACATCGTAGTCCATCACCTTCAAGAATATCTCGGCTTTTTGAAGGTCGAGGCATCTCTTTTTGGATGCTGTCTTCTTGTTTTTGAACCACGTGATAGCGGTTATGCTATCAGTATAAATAATTCTGGGCTGGAAATCGTTTTCTATCACATACTTTATTGCAGCCATGAGTCCTAAGAACTCTCCGATATTGGTTGTCTGGTTGCCTAAATTCTGATAGAACAATCTCTCTCCTGTGCTTAAATCTATAGCCTGATATTCCGTCACTCCGTTTTTCATCGAATGAGCGGCATCGGTGGCTATGCCAACTTTAGGATAATCCATTTCCAAATAGTTTATTGGGGACTGGTTTTGGTTAAACCTCAAAATCAAGCTTTGACATAATATCCATCAGCTTCCATTTGACGAATCGTTTCCAATCCTTTTTCTTTAAAATCTGTAATAACCAGTTCTTTGTTAGCTATATCTTCCCTTACCTCCAGTGCTTTCAATGCACCCTGCAAAGTCCGGCTTGAATCACTCTTGCCATCCAGCGGATCGAAAAATATTGTTTTGTTACCGAACTTAACCGATACCTTGTATACCGCCTTTGGTATAATACATTGGTCAATTTCTGCCTCGAATAAAACAGGAGAAGCCGATTTTACTACATAGCCTTTCTTGTTTTTCATTTCAGTCAAAATAACATTGTAAAGTACATTGGGCTTCAACGAATCTGTCAAATCCGAAGACAGAACTACAATTTTTTTCTTACAATCCGAATCTTCACGTACACCTTTCAATCTATTGGCTTTGGTTACACTCACGAAACTAACAAGCTTGCCGGTTTCCTGAGAAGTGTAGAACTTTAGTTTTGTCTCTTGCGTCATACAACTTGCTTATCATCATCATAAATATATCAAATCTAAAATAAAACAATCACTTAATAAACTTGTATATTTGATTTTATGCTAAAATCATGATGCAAAAGTAAAACTAAAATTCTTTCACTCCAAATTATTTCTATTATTTTTTTTCGCTTATTTTACTATCATATAAATATTTAATCCCATATACGTTCATCCTCAGAGAAATGACTAAACCGTTCATCTGTTTTTGATTGACGGGTCAATGAATATGTGCATTTCCAATAACGATATATACGATTATCTCCGGTATCTTCTCTTCTAATATCATCCCGATTGATCCATTGAATCCCCTGCAAAGTTCCCATACTGATCCACTTAGCACTTTTTTCACCGAACCATTTATTTTCGCCAACATATAAATCGTATTTCTCTTTGCCATTAATAAACACCTGATCCATTACCAGATCTTCGTCCAGAACATATTTCTTGGCAATATTGGTAAAATCATAAATATCAACATACAACAGGCTGTTATTGAAATGCTTCAATACATCTTCCGACATCTTATCGAAATTCTCCTGAATATGTTTGCGGCTCTTGATTTCCTCCAGACGTTCAGGAGTGACCGGACGATTGGTTGCATACACTATCCTAAAACCACAGCCTATCGAATCGTTGACACTGGAATGAAAGCCGATACCGTATTTTGCCATGCTGTCTCCCCTATCAAGTGGGTCGGTATCATCACAGCAATCCTTCATCAAACCGATCATGACAAGTAAAATAAAGAATAGCGGTTTAGCTATTAATAAAACCACATAAACAACATTTTCTTTCATCGAATTAATCTATTTATATTACAATGTACCATTTATTTCCGCAACTATACATTTATCGCACACACCCTTGTTCTTGGAAAATTTGTACTTGCTTATTTCCGATCCACACTTGGAACAAACACAAGATGTAGGCTTGATTTTATCGTAAATTATCGTCTCCACATGGTATCTTGAAATACCGTATTGTTCACCCAATGCTTCCATGATTTGTTTGCCTGTATACTTGTTCTCATCAAGAAGTTTTTTGTATTCATTCTTGATTAAAACAGCATGAATATTGACAACATTCAGGACATCCATATTATTAAGGGAAACAAGATGTTCTACCGGAATATTGGAAATTTCCGCATACTTGTCCAAATCCTTATTCGTCAGTTTTTTCTTCTTCATTTTTTCTCTTCTCCTTTCGCTGCTACTAAATATCCGATTAACTCTTCAAAACAACCTGCGGCTTCCTCCAGATTATCGGCTGCTTCAGAAATCTTTTCTCCCATTTCCGATAACTGTATGCCTTCAGGCAAGTTCTCATAAGCTTCACTTTCTTCATCTTTAAGGCTTTCTACCTCAAACATTAAACCTTCAAGCTGTTCAATGATCTCAGAAATTTCCTCTCGTCTCTTCTTGTTCATTTTTCATGCTGTTTTGAATTTTACCTTCGACAAATAACTGTCGTTTATATCTACGATGCTCACGGATTATCCGGGCTCGTTCTTTTCTGGATACATTATACCTTCCGTCCTTTCTCCTTTCCTTAAAAAGCTCACGTGCTCTCTGTAATCGTTCCGGATTAAGAACCATAGCTATCAAACTTCGGCTAACATTAAACATACTTGCCAGCTTTCTTTGGCTATGAACGGAAGTCTTGTATAAATATTTTATTTCCTCACGTTCTTTATCCGTCAGTTTAACCCTGCGGTCATAAGAAGTACCGGCTATTTTTATCTTATCACTTTTATACGGCATATCGTTTAATTTATTGTTTAAATTCTATATTTGCACTAATAAATATCATATCTTTGCCACATCATTTAAATACACAATAACATGGCACGTACAACTAACTATTCAAAAAAGATTGAGAAGATTAAATCCCAATTAGACGAACTGGGGGCGGTTATCAATTCTATCCAGAACAATTCCAATGATACAGAAAATCCATCACCGACTATCAATATTAAAGCTCTGGATATTGATCTCGAAAAAGAATCCACCAAAGATTTAATGAAACTCCAGACAAGAATCGTAAGAATCATTAATCAAAGACTGAAGGAACAGAAATAAGGAAGATTGGCTGGCTTATTCAAATAGGCCGGCTTTCTCTTATGGCCTGTCAATTAAAAAAGCGTGACCACCTAAGTAATCACGCTTTCAAATGAAAATAATGTATAGTTAAGGAATTATATTACTACTATGCCCCTAATACTATACTTGCATCAATATTCAGTTTACGACTTATTTCACGAGCAACTTTTAATGTCGGCTCACATTTGCCGGAAAGATATTCACTGATACGAGAAGGACTAACGCCAATCAATTTTGCAAGTGACTTCTGATTAAGTCCCATTTCAAACATGCGAAGTTTAAGCACATCTGTAAGGGTTGGTTCTTCTAACGCAAAATGTTCTTCCGAATAATCAGCAACAAGATTAGAAAGCAAATCCAACTCTATAAAGTTTTTATCATCTGGGGGAGTGTTGTTATTGACTACCTTTAATAATTCTTCAACTCTCTCACAAACTACCTTATATTGTTTTTCTGTCTCGATCTTTGTCATAATACAATTAAACATTTATATATAAAGTGTTGTTCGCTATTACCATAAAACAATTTTACCAGCGTTTCCTAAATCAAGAGTTGCAGTGGTTATTCCAAGTGCTTTAAAAACTCTTCTCATTGAAGAAAGACCAAGACCCTTGCCTTTTTCAAATTTTGATATTTGCGCTTTCTTTACCCCAACACGCTTACCTAACTCTTCTTGGGTAAGATTCTATTCCAGTCTAATTTTCTTGATAACCTCACCTATACGGTAAGTACACAGAGCTTCGTTTACATCCTCTTCAAATTTATCCTTCTGAAGAGTACCGACTTTACCAGTAAGATTCATTGTTTTCTTTTTTAATTACAAACCAAACATAGCAAGGTGTTCTTTTGTTTCGTTAGGACTTTCTTTGACGGTTTCCATTATAAGATTGACATCATCCAAAGAAAAAACGCCAAGAAACTGCCACTTCCCAAACTTTTCAATACTCGCCGTTTTCAGCTTGGAACAATCAACAAATGAATCATGTTCCAAAAAACTATATTTGCTGCATTTTATCGGCATGTGCCAATCTTTCATAGACTGCGGTATATTCGGATTGATAGTGGAATTTATAATCACTCCACCATAGGCATTGCCTTCGCTGTCAAAACCTATCACGATGAAAAATTTGTTGCGTGAACTGTCACCTGCTTTAGGTTTTATACCGTTCCTTTCATCCATTTTAATGCGATAAACATTGCCTATCTTTATTGAATCTTTGGCAATAGCTTTTGCACTGTTTTCATCAAGTATATCAAACAATTTTGTCATGTCAGCTCTTCTTCAAGTTCCAACTGCTCTTTTACATACTCGATTACAGACGCATCAGCATCCATGACTTCAAGCATGGTTATGGGGGAAATGATATTGGTTCCATTTACCTTGTGATACGCCTCGTACCAAGCTTTATCATGCGACTTCTGCTTCAACTGACCAAAGGTAAGATGGGCATTTTCCGCAATAGATTCATCAAGAGCTTCAACTTCTGATTTGGATATATAATTCATATTCGCTGGAGATTCTGGAAGCAATACATTAGGAGCATCATTTCCAGCGAATTTTGTATTATTTTTTAACAAATCAGCTAAAGAAGTGTCCTTCGCATTTTTCCCTTTTACAGCATCATATAGCATGGTAGGCACAGGGCCATAATCAAGCGCACATAAATCATCTGATAATATACGATGCCCCCACTTTGCCAAATGTTTCATTTCAGCAAAATATATGATCTTAAACACGTGGTAAAAATCAATACCACCAGTCTTATTAAGAATATACAATACAACTTCTATTATTTTCTGCTGTTCAAACTTATTCATAAATACATAATTACATGTGTGTACAAAGATACTAAGTTTCTGAAACTTTTTCTATTTTCATAATCCTTTATTTATCTTGTTTAACTTCAATTTATCAGCCCTTTTCTTTAAACTGCCAACCAGTTCATCAAAGGCTTCATTGATCAAATCACAATCTTTAGACGATTTGATTGCATCAGATACTCTCTCTGACTCAATGAGAAGGTTTGCATTTTCTGCAAATACCTCCAACGCCAATATCTTTGCTTCTCTTTTATTCATAGTTCCACAAATATTGATTGCTTACCATATCCATATCTTATTGACATATAATGTATTGTCTACAATATCTTTGTATCGGAAAAATAAGGGTCTGTATATAAGTAATCACAATCCTCAAATATCTGGCATTCTTCATCATACCGTTCTCTGTCTTTCAATTCAGGATTGTAAACCCGTACTTCAGACAAACATTCAAAACCGGTTCCTGCAAATTCATTACAGCATTTGAATAAATATTCTTTTGCCTCAGTGTCAGAATAAGCTATATTATCCGCTCCACTCTCGCCATTAATTGTGAATGACGCAATAAACATAGGTAGATTACCCTCTTTCCATAATTCAAAATTCGATCTCATAGTTCTTTCTTTTTAAAGATTATATCAAAAGTCTGTAGATTCTTCACCTCAGTATAAACCAACTCCCGAAAGAAGCTGCGCATTTTATGTACCTCTTCATCGCTGGACATTCCCCACACGTTCGCAGCCGCCTGAACCGCATCTTTCATGGAGAAACAAATCTGAGTCCAGTCGTCATATTCTGTTTCATAATCTTATTTGTATTTATTTGGTTTTTATCCTTCTTTTTATAAGGATGAGCACTTACGCCCATCCCAGTTGTTTCGCAATACTTTCCATCTCACTATATGCAATCCGGTGACATCCGGCAGTCAGCATATCGTTTTCATAACGATTGAACGCCCATCTGTGACCGGTTACATCCAATGCCAAATCGTGCTGGAACTGACCGCCATTATGGAAGACCTTAATCAATCTCCAAAGTCTTTCGGCTTCAGTTAGTTCTACTTTGATACCCTTACTGGTTTCGATTTTTCCATTCTTAATACGCAACCATACGTTCGGCTGATCATTCTCAAACCAACAATAATAACTCAACTGGGAAATCTCGCCAGACTTCCACATTTGTATCCGTTCTTCCAATGTTTTGTTACGAACCTCTTCCTCTTTCCTTGCCTTTTCAAGGGCTATCGCCTCTCTCTTTTCATAACCTTCTGCCCATCTTTGACATCTGATCGTATATTTAGCCCATGTTCCTTCACCACAAACTTCATCCACAACCACATTAACGGTTCCAAGAACTTCCAGTACTTGATGATTCAACAAGATCTGGAAAACACGTTTCAACTCACGGACATATTCACGTTTAATATTATCTGATTTCCATGATAATTCATGGTTAGTTCCAAGCCATTCGTTTGCACTCTTTTTAAGAAGACGCTGGGGAGTTCCCATATCGAAGAACTCAATATAACCCATCAGATTTTTAAAAGCTCCCCAAACATTCTGATAAGGTAATTCAGTTCTGGCTTTCTTGTATTTTTCAATAGCATCTTTAATGGATTCCAACCCACTGGTGACAAATGCCATATTACCAGTATTTGACATATTATATCCAACACTGAATACCTTTGAGCCAGTTGGTATTGCGTCACGAACACAACATTGATGTTTGCTTGTAGAAGAAGAACGATATATGTCATTAATCAAATACGCCTTTTCTCCACGCTTGTTTCGCACGATTCTTCCAACCTCAAAATGGCTTCCATAGGAGTAAATACTTTCACCTTCAAAATAGAAGTTACTACCATTTGCAAATTCTTTCATTTCGTTTGTCCACAAGTGAGCGACCATAGAGTTGTTCATATAAGTAAGTTTTTAGTTATTTAATCGAATAGTATTAATGAAGACTTAGGGGGTGAATATTTATCCGTAATTTATGTCACCTCCTGATAAAAAGAAAGCCGACAGAAACAGTTTTCTATCAGCCAGACCAATTGATTTGTAAGATTTTATTACCGCTTGTTACTAAGGATTGTACGGTTCTCTTTGTTCATATTTTTCAATACGTTCGGTTATCATATCACAGAAGACTTGCCCCTCTTTTTTGGAACCTCTGAAGTAACCAACCATCTTCAGGATATTCCCGTTAAACTCATGGACAAACTTGTTGTAATAATGTTCCCCCATAACTTTCCCGTATTTTTCCATGAACAAATCCTTGTCCAACGACTCACCCTTAAAACAACGGTCGTAATCCCATCTTACAACACGAAGCAATGTTTCAAAATTCAATCTTTCCATATCCAATATTTTATTTAAGCTCAAACCTAATATCTTCCGGCAACTGAGAGCGGTCTACGTTATTTACAAAATCATCAAACTCTTCCTGTGTGATTTTTCCCCCATAATCGTTCCAGTTGAAAGATAAAGTGTTTGAGTGAGGATAATATATAACATTATTAATTGGCAATCCATAATCAAATACACAGAGCATTATCTTCTTTTCTGCTTCTGCTTGTCTGATTTTCTTATCGTATCGCTCACAAATTTCAGCACGCTTTTTCAACATCTTTGCCTTACGAGCCTCTTCCCTACGTTTTTCTATATTTTCTGCGGAATAATACCCGGCTTTAATGCGCTCTTCAATAAGCAAACGTTCCTCGTCCGTTAATGTCAAAGTAAACCTTTCCTTTTCCGGCGTATACGGATTTACCCATTTCTTGCCACACAGGTCTTCAAGTTCAACAAGAAGCTCGTCTGATTCACGTTTCCATCTATCCACAATCCCCAGATTGAAAAGCAGATACTTGAAATACATCTTATCCTCAGAGGCTTTATATAATTCTACGCATTCTTGTTCTGATATACGCAAATACTCCATTGCCACAGACATACCGCTTCTTCTAACGTGATATATGCCATTTTCCACCGGATACATAGGAGCACCATAATGGTTACAAAGATGCAACGATATGAATTTTGCCAATTCCGGAAAATGTTTTGCGACTTCATTGTGACAGCAGCCTCCCATATACTCCCCATACGTTCCACATTTATTTTTCCGTCTAATATCGGCTGTTACGCTCCAGTCACACATATTGTTATGACAATCATCATTTAAAGATACCGTGACTGTTATTCTGTATTCTTCTTTGTTTTCTGTAAAGAATTTTGTACTTAAATAAGTTAGTTTGTTTGTAGTTTCCATATAATTTTGATTTAAAATTTTACTCCCATTCTGTATAATAACTCTGGTCATTACTCTCATATTCTTCTGCCCATTCTTCGTCCGTAAAATCTGTGTGCAAGCATTCGTCACTGCAATAATAGGCTGCTCCTGCATCTATACAGTAGCCCTTACGCATCAGTCTGCCACACTCTGAACATCTTCTGCAAGCCCTGTCTGTGTCCCACCAAAAGTCAGTGAAAGATTCGGCTATGACATCCTCACTGGTGTTCTCGTCCCACTTATCAAGATAAAACTTAGCAAATTTGTTCAACTCCGGCTCTGTGTAGAGCATCTTTTCAGTACCGCCAACAGCCTTGGTCAGTCGGCTTAAAATTGATTCAATTGTCGTCATAGTTTAAATTTTATGAAAAATAAAATCTGCACACTCTCCAGGAAGTGTTCCTGCGTCATTACAATGGTAAAACCCTTGTGTTTCCCAATCTACATCTACCGGATAACCTTCTGCATTTCTCAAAAAAGCATTTATTTCCCGTATTTCTTCTTCAGATAATCCTGAATAATCATCGTTTATCAGAGCGCAAGCCCAATAAACCGGAAGCCTGTATCTTATCACTTCTATACTCATAGTTTCACCAGTCTGCAATGACAATCTTCAAATACCGGAACCATACCCTGTCCCCTGAAATAAGCAGTAGCTAACTTAAAAGCGTACAAGGGATTCACTTTCTCGATTTCCTGCGATGATTTTTGGAAAGATAACGGCTGACATATATAGAAATTTTCATTGCCAAGACTCCCAAAAAGCCAATCCATACTGCCTTCATTACAATTAGTGCCACCCAGTATTATTAAATCACATCCGGTCTTCCGGGTTCCCAAAATAAATGCCTTGTTCCGGTTTTCAGGAAGCATAAATATTTCCTGATCAATAAGGAACCAGTCACTCTGGCAGCTTTCCACATCCCTGAGAACGATTTCACCAATCTTATAGGCATATTCTTTTTGTGTTTTCATGCTATTTCGTTTAATTGTCCAACATATACGTCTCCATTTTTATAATAAAGGCGGTCTTCATATTGATTGTTATGCAATTCCTCTCGTAACGCACTCTCATCGTCAGCCCAATATTCATATTCTTCATGCCAACTATTAAAGAAATTGTCATAACATTGTCTCATCAAATCCGGCCAAGAAAAATCTTCCGGATAACTGTTCCATGTCTTGTAATATCGGATAATCGGATCTAAAATATCTTGGTCGTAGCATACTCCGGTTAAAGGACAGTTGTTATTCTCCAGCAATATTTTACTATGTCTGTCTTTATATTGGTATTTGCCATCTACATATTTGCCCTTGGAATAATACCTGCCTTTTGTGATATACGGCATAATATTATTATTGATATAGCGAAACAATAATTTGCCACGCAAATCGCTAAGACAAATGTCTTTGTCACAATCATACGGGTCTTCATAATACAGTAGGTCGTCAAACATAAAATCAAAACTATATCCGCTATAACCGACATTCCAGTCACAAGCTTCGGTATCCGTCAGCTTTTCAAAAGATTTCAATGACGCTTTATATTCAGAAGCATAACAATCCATACATCGTTCCATCACATTCCAGCGTTCACGCTCTATAATTTCCTTTTGTACGTTTTCTGATAGCTCATCAAAGCTAAACAGGGTTAGATTTATTGTTTTCATATTATTGTTTGTTATTTTCTATTCAACCATTCTTTATATCCGACCTCAAAAGCTATCGGGTCATGTTTTCTGAGCATTCTGCCATAATACAGAGAGCGTGACCGGTCTTTACCGCCTATTATCCATTCTTCGGAAGACAAGCTGAGACCGATTCCATCCAGATATGACTCAAATGCTTTTCGGGTATTAGCACGCTGTTTCATACTCTTCCATATATTTTATATGCAGACTGAGACAAACTTCCTTTGCTGTGTAAGTCCGGTAACTGTTTCCGAATATCTCTTCCGCTCCATAATAGGAAACCAAATCATATATTCTTGTAGCGACCGGACGAAGCAACCAGTCATTCCAAGTATCACCGACATAGGAACAAAACGACTTCAAATCATCTTTTGCCCAACCTGTCAAAAACATCTCACGCATATCTTCCTCGCTTATCCAACTGTATGAAAACTTGTTTGATTCATGAGGGTTGCGGTATATACATTGCCAGCTTTTTTCTTTGGTAATATATCTCACCAATAGCCCATACTCAAAAAGGCTGGTAACTTTATCACAATCCGTACCATGCCACACGGTTCTGTCAAATTTTTTCGTTGCCATATTCAATCCTCCGTTTTTAATTTGCACCACTCACATTCTCATCACCAGGCAGATAATCTATAATGTACGACAAGTGTCCGGCGAATACATCGTTCGGTTCAAATTCTACCACTTCTCTGCTTTCTTTGTCTCTTCCCTTTATTTTAAGCACATTGTTCACAATTTGAACTTCATATATCTCCACATCTGTCGGATTCAGAGATATACTATCCATGTTTACTGCTATGATTGGATATTCGGCTTCACCATCATATATGTCCCATATATAGCAACCACCGACAGATTTGATGGCTGCTTTTAATTCACATTGTTCCTGTAACTTGATTTCTTCTATTAGTTTGTAAAAATCGGTATGCTTCATATCTTTCAATTTTAATCGTTTGTATTAAATCTATGTTTTCTTAACTTTGAAAATCCCAATCCGCTATTTCTATAAAATTATCGCTGGAAAAATCAAGCGGAGCATCAAGTACAATGGAGCAATATCTATTAACTCTCGCAGACGGTTCGATTGCGGCAGGAATAGAATCATCATCATCTTGGTGTCGAATGTCATAAATATATTTTCCATCTGTACCGGATTTCATATCGATCCTTTCATCTACAATTATACCACTCACTGTTTCGCCGTTTGTCAATTCGAGCAATAAATATTCGGGTTCAAAATCATTATCATTAAATAAATCTACTAATGTTTTCATATTAATTATATTCATTTTCTTCGTTATACATCAAATCTTCTGCTACTCCGTTCGGGCATCGTTCATCAAACCAATGCCACACATCAAACTTTGAGGTTCCGGCTGGGAAATTGAGAAAGCCTTCTTCTATCTCATCATCATTGTTTACTGGAATATCGCCAAGTTTATCCCAGAGTTCTTGTAATTCTTTCAAAGTTCGTTTCATAGTTGTCTAAATCGCTTAATTTCCCATCAATAAATTCATCCACCAAATCGTAATAATCTCCGTCAAATTTATAATCCTCATACTTCTCAGTAAACTCTTTTGCCCATACACGAATCATGGCAAAAGCCACATCACGACTACAATCCTTAGTGTCTGTTAGACGGGATATAGCCTGTGATGAGATTTCCTGCAAATTGTGGATATATCCAAAAGCCATATTGTATGGTAATTCCCCAACTTCTATACACACATAATCACCACATTCAAACGCTCTTTCCATGTCCTTAAACCTCTCAATTGCAGCTTCGGATTCATCATCAGTCCGCACCCAATACAATTCTAACTCATGACTTATAACAGAGTTCCAAAGTGCTTCTGCGGTTTTTCTGGATAATCTTTTCCAAACAAATCCGTCACTAAATACTATCAAATCATCGGTTATCGCTGTCTTTTTCATAATCATTGTTTTTAATTCAACCAAAAGACTCTTCAGTCATATCCAAGTTCACATTAATATTCTCGCCAGACATCCATTGAACATTATCAAGGTCATATTGGCAATGCTCAATGAGGAACGCTTCAATGTCCCCACCAAAGTTTTCGTCAATAAACGATTTGTCCACTGTGATAATATCGACATCCAAGACATCGAGACACAATACGGCAATTTTAATTTTTTCTTCCATGATTATCTGATTTATCAATAAAACTTCCAAAAATCCGTCACTATAAAATCTTCCCCACCAAATTCTGCAAGGGATTTCAATTCTTCCAATCCGTTGCAATAGAAAAAGATTGTATCATCCGTGGCTTCATCTACATTCTGTGATAATTTGATTCTCACCCTCTCGTCTTTCCCGTCTTCTTTCCAGACGATTTGACATTCCGCATAATCCGGCTCTTTCTTCTCGACTTTACAGAACTTCAGGTAACTGATTTCCATATCACATTTGACACCATTTGTATCTGTTATCACTGATTCGTCCTTACAATTTTCACAGAAGCCATACATAAAGGCTCCATCATGATAACTTACCACTTTTTCGGTATTCGGGTTAACAAGGGCTTCACACAAAACATCCGTGCTGCCACATTTTGTACATATTACTGCCATAATATTGGTTATTTGTTATTCTACATCGGTTATTTCATACTCTGCTACTTCCAACACATCCTGCACTATTTCCGGATAGTCAGTCGTATCTAACGAAGCATCTCGAACGTACGCTTCCGCTAATTTCTTGGCTTCTTCAAACGATTCGGCTTGTATATATAAGTCAAGCGTCAATGTAAACGGGTATAACATAGCTAATCGGTTATTCTGTAATAATAATCAAGTTCTTCTCCCTCAAAGTTGTTCATGGCATACTCGTCAGCTTCTCGCCACAACCGGTCATACAGTGCAGCCAGTTCACGATTGCTTTCATAATGCTGCCAGATTTTATGATTCAATATCAGCGTCAATTCTGTAAAGAACTTATAATCGTCTTTCCATTCATTGAACGCACGTCTGTAGGTATCTTTGACACCTGCTATACCATACTTGTCGGCTATACTGAAATCTTCCCAAAAGGTAGTTATCAGGTCATAGCCGGCTTCCTGCATAAATTCTTGAAATGTCATATCCTAACTATTTAAAAGCAATTCCATAATTACTCCAAAACTTTACTTGTTGAGACAAATTCCATGGCATAGTTTTATATGCTTGGAAACATTCCCACTTGATTTCATCCTCAAAGCCGGGACAATGATGTTTGACGTATTCACAAAACTCATCACGCTTCTGTTTTGCAAAATCATCCTCTTCTTCATCCAGCATGACAATTTTTGGTTTGTGTGCTGCCCGACATTGTTCTGCGGTTTGATAGAATCGCTGGAAGTATTCGGCATCATACTCTTTTCCACTATAATCAACGAAGGTAACTTCACCTCCATAGATTTCACAAACCCTTAAAGGTTCCCGTGCTGCTCTCTTTACCGGTCTTGAACCATCCCATAGCCAGCCACAGAACTGTATACCATCCCAGACAAGATGCGATAGGTATTTTAAAGAGAAAGACTCTATATTCAACATCTCATATTGTACAGGATTAGTTTCTTGTGCTGCATCTTCAGCGGTTTTGTATATGGGCATACTTACCTTAAATTTTCCCTCTCCCAATTTGCTGCCAAACCAAAAGATGTGTTCGGTATCCACGTTCTTTCCGCAAATACCGGTATCTTTTATTCTCATACCACGATATTCCGCTTCACGAATCACTCCGTTTCTGTGCATAAATACCCTTGTTCCAAAGGGGAACAGGTAAACTGATACTTTTCTTTCCATATTGTTCTTGTTTATAGATTAAGATTTTGACTGATTATTTATTCCGGCAACGACAAGAATGTTTCAAGGTCGTTATGTGTTGTGCCTTTGTAATTCTTTTCCCATGTTTCACGGACGCTTCCGTTATGGTAAAACTCAAACCTATAGGTAAACATACCTTTCTCGATTCTTCCACAATTATTGCCGTTCCATATCACTTCAAGCCCTGTTTCTTCCAAACGCTTCTTAAAGGCTGCAATACGTTCGTCACGGATACGCACAAACTCTGCTTTATCCGCTTCCACAGTATCGAGATAATCGAACCATTGCTGGAGGCGTTTTTCGGTTGCTTTGCCGACTTTATTGGGAGCTTCCAACTCGCTGTCGAATCCATCAACGTGCATTTCTGCCTTCAAATACATACTTTCCATAATTCTATATTTAAATTGTTATTATCGAATAGATAAGGCTGGGAGTGAATCGTTACTCACCAAACCATTTTTACCACACATTAACTACATGCAATACATGATAGCTTGCATCACCTAATACAAGGATAACACAAGCGCATAGTTCGCCCAGTTAAGTACGATTTAAAAGCCCCTGACTTACTATGCGGATTGTGTTATTAAGTAGGTAGGATAATGCGTGTCTCACGACACAATGCAGTTAATGAAGTGCAGATGCAACGGGAATCGAACCCGTATAGCTGGAGGGACACCCCAATTTATCACCATGCAAGCACCTATGAAAAAAGCACCCACAGAAATTTTGTGAGTGCTTTTACAGATTGATTGGATTTCGAGAACTATTTCTTCTCTATCTTATTACCATCTTTGTCGTAACCATAGAATTTACGCCCCCACGGACTTTTGACGAAGATAGCAACCGCCATAATCATAACGAACATCATTAATAAATAAATTGTCGCATTCATTCTTTACCTCCTTTGCTATAATCTTTGATAAAACTTAGACCAAAAACCAACAGTACACCGCAAATAGCCATAGCTGTTACCACATACAACGACACATTGCTTTTGTCAGAAAACAACAAGGACAACAAAACAGTTGTCAGAACATACTTGGAAACATCTATCATATATTTGCCAAGTTCTTTAAACATTTCGTCCATACAAATGTAAAGTTTTTATTGTTAAACATCAAATTTCACGGCGAAATTATACAAATTCGCTTGTGTTTGTGCATATCAGTTCCCCGACAAACTGAAGCACGCCACACCCCTACATATCAGTGATATATACAGGCATTCGTGATATGCAGATACGCTTCAATCCTCTTTATCCATGAAGTTTTTTACATCTTCATAGTCTGTGCCTGATACAAACAGTATTGCAATAAAGACAAATATCATTACTATAAACATACTTTATCCTTTCTTTCAGATTATTATACATTAAAATTCAAATTCTGTAATCACGCTTTTATCTCCACGGCAAAAATGCTCGTTGTTCACGTCATTGAAATCATAATACGAATAACGCTTCAAAGAACGTTCGTACTCACCCCTAACATACACTTTGCCGTTTGGGTGCAACCGGAAGAAGTCACCCACTTTTAATTGTTTTATTGTCTTCATAAGCTTAGTATTTCGTTATTTCTATATTTTTGCCGTAATTTTCACGGTACAGTCTATTTACATAGCTAAGAGAATACCACCCATAGAACGAATTTTGTTCACCATGCCTGTAAAAGCGTGTTTTTGCGCTTATTCGTACCTGCTTGTCATATCCTTGTCTTACCTCTGTGATTATCCAGTTATCAGACGACACAATTTGCTTTAATGATAGTTCTTTCATACGCTTTGGTGGTTATTATTTTCTGTTTTTCCAAATTTGCTTTAATTCGTCATAGCATACTACAAATGTTATTGCAGTGACAAGAAACATAGCTATTGCTGGCATATTATATAATTTTAAATTGTTATACATTTGCGCATACCAACGCCCCGACACGTTGGAGTACACCACACCCGTAACACGAATGTTTGTAGTATGCAGGTAGACACAATAAGGGTGCAGTTATCCATACAGATACATTGCACCCTTATATAATTAGACACACGTTTCCAAGCAAATTACAACTTCATTTCGCCACGTTCGATTTTACCCTGCAAAAGTGCATCGAATACACGCATAACAGTAAAATTTTGATTATACTCTCTCATTACTTTTTCATACACTTTTTTCCCGTCTTTTAAAATGTATTCGCCTTTGTCGTTTTTCTTTGCGACTTTTGCCGGATAAAGCATTTTTGTACGTTCTTCATTCCAATAGCTTTCAGCCCAAAGCAATACGATATTTTTAAGTTCTATATCTTTAAAAGACAAACCCAAATACCCCTCAAAAGCATCTTTGTAACCATCTTTCCAAAACGAACGAATAGTTTTAATAACGCCGGATAAACTTTTTGTTTCCTTGTTTGCTTCACGAATTGATTTTAAAGCACTTACTTTTGAGTTTACAGACTGGTTTTTTGCGTTTTTTGTTGCCATAGTTGTATAATTTTTTAAATGTTATTAATTAGTTTATTTGTAGTGTGTTGGGAAAATTGCACCCAAGAATAACGCTAACTTGTACAAGCTCGTTTCACACTATCAATCAGGGTACAATATACCTCTGATACCGCTGTTTTTATAGGACTTACATACGCGGTTAACATACCTATCCTCACCCGTCGGTTTTTAGTCGAGTTGTCACGATAGGGCACAGTACACCCTAATACTCAATACCTTTGTGAGCTTTCGATATAATTTGCCGTTACCAGTTGAAAAAAGTACATTATACTTAACACGTGTGTACATTTCGCACCTTATAACGTGTATTGTCGTTTCCTTAATAACGGGTTATATTGCCTCAATATGTCAATGAACTATTTGCACTTTTTGAAAGTCCCTTAAGCTTTCGTTTGGCTGATTCAACATTTATTTTGTTTTCGCTTTTGTTTCGGTTATTGGTTTTTGTTTCGTTAACCGAACACTTCAATGATAATACGGCTTTTTTCATTTTCCAAACTTTTCAATAAAAAATTTTATTCGGTTGCTTTTCTTTTCCTTTTATAATAGGTATATAGAGACTATTTTAACATTTTAAAACTTGTATTTAATTGATTATTAGTTGTTTATGTTTTAAATGTTAAATCTTATTTTTCGCTTTTTCCTTAAAATAATGGTTTCTATTCATTTGTAAAATCAAAAGTCATTTTCTATTGTTATTAAATAACTATGTATCAATATATTACATTTATCTATTTCAAAACATAGTTACAAAATAACCATACTATTTTTATATTTGCTTTCAATCTATTACTATGAATGAAGAAAAACCGCTTAAAAAGTCTTATTTTGCTAAAAAAAGACTTTTTTATTTATTGTATTATATTGATTATCAATGCAGTAACAATTTTAAAAAGAATGAAGTGGGTACTTTGGCTGGTGCGGATTCAATATTTGTAGTAAACCCAAATTTTCAAGTCTCGTTTTTAGCATATATTAAATCACTATAGTTATAAAATAACTATTATATATAAAGGGACATTTTTTCCAGAACCCCATTTTTCAAGTCTCGTTTTTTGGGGAGAAAAATACAACTGATATTGCCTCTTCCTCCAGCTTATCCATAAATCAATATACCTCCCTGAACCCCTTTTTATCCATCAGAATAAAAACGAGTCATTTTAAAGCCCTGTATCGCATTTTATTATCTCGATAACACAAACATACCAGCAAACCATAGAAAGTCCGTATACGCCAAAACAAAGGCTATTTGGGGATATTTGATAGAAGGAACTGGGAAAATGATTTTTGAACCTCGATTTTTTTACTTATTTGTTCAGTTTTGGCGAGATTTTGGCTAAAAACTTACAAAAACCGGATTTTTAAGACATTTTGGGCTGTTATAAGAGCAAAAAATCTAACTTTGCCAGACAAAAACTTGATAACTGTGAGAACGAACCAAGAAATAAAAGACTATCTGAAATTCGTTGTTCCGAGCGATGAAGGAAACGAGTACGCCATTATCCAGTATTGCCTTTCCAACTTTGACTTGAAGATAAAATTCAAGAAGCTGGAACCGGATGGTCATGCTCCTACCGTCACATTTGAACAATTCAGAAAATGGATTGAAAGGGAATATATATCTGCCAATTCATTCATCGCTATAATTTCCGGCCCGTACTCCGGCGTAACCGGAATCATCTCATCAGTCAAAAACGATTCCCTGATACTGGGAGCAGCCCTTATGAAAACCGGAGACTTGGTTACGGATAAAATCTCAATCCCGTTCAAATCGGAAATCAGACAGGCAACCGAAGAGGAACAAGAAAACATCCTCCATTCCCTTTCACTTAAAGGTCTGGAGTGGAATAACGATTTTAATCGTGTTACAGAGCGTTTCGTTCCCCGTGAGTGCAATTATATTAGATTCAGGTCAAAAGTGTCTGAAAAGGGCGGAATCGGCGTTTTTCGAGCATTCTCTGAGGACGGGTGTGTTATCATGTATTGTGTCAAGCTGGAAAACGAACCGATGAGACATTCTTTAAGGGACAATATCGGAAGGCAGGAAGAATACGACTTCTTTGTGGCCACGGAGATAGAGAGGAAAAATTTCAAGATAGAACTGGCAAAATCCGGAAAGGCTTGGAACGGATACCTCAAACGAATCGAACCAATCGACTTCAGAGTCAACAAAGGCGAATACTACTATTTCATCAACGACAAGTTTTCCCCCTCCAGGGCACAGGATTCTTACAGTACACAAGACAAGCTGAAGTTCAACAGCGGAAATTATTTCAGGTCGCTGGAAGAAATCGAAGAAATGATCGATCATATAAGCGAATTTAGAAAGGAACAGCTTGCGAGACCGAGAAAGAAGGATTAGCGTTAAGTGTGTTATTCATTACAAATCTTCATAATGACCATAAACAGAGAGGACAAGCACCTCTATTACATCGTCATGGATTCGATAAACAATTCTATGTTCGCTGGTGATGCGTCTTGACCATGTTTCTTCGCTGCAATGTTTCAATTGTTCAATTCTACCGGTTCCGGTACGTGGGTGCTCCTCCAACTCTTTTAACAGGGAAATCAACTTCTTTATTGCATTAGGGGCTTTTTTACGTAATTTGATTAAATCTTTTTGCGCATCACTGGAAAAAATCACTCTGTACATAACAAACGCTCTACAAAATCATCTATGCTTTCACCATCTTTCTGTTTGAAACACTCTCCTTTACAAATCTGCTCGGCAGATTTCTCGATTTTGGCATAGAACTCTTCCCTGCTCACCAACGTATCATCCGAGGTAACAGGAACAATTTTGAAACTCCCGTTACCTCTCGATTTCAAAACAATATCTTCTCCACTGGCGGCCATACCAAGATACTTTCCTTGATTGGCTCTAAATTCTCTACTACTTACCACTATCATAACGTTACTTTTTTAAGAATACACAAAGATAAAAATTTTTATCCGAATGTGAGCCAATATGGTACACATTTATTTTTCCGGCAAGTTCCTTACCTGTACCTTCCCTTTCTGCTTGTGGTCGTATTTGTCCAGATAAACCCATATTCCCCGGAATGGCTCGAATCCGCTGCCGTAAAGCTTGTAGCGGTCTATAATCACGTCCAATAGCTGAGAGATAGTATCCCAGTCTTCCATGTCACCATTCTTGTACCCCATATCGGAAAGGAGTTTCGGTATTATCTCTATGGCTTGGCAATCCCGGTTCTCTCCTATCGAAATTCTGGGAAATCTATATCTCTCCAGTTTCTTGTAAAAGGGATTTTCTTGTTTTCGGGCATTTTCAGCCTCTTCTCGGAACTTTAATTGGATTTCGATCATCTTACCGCCATCACTGCAAATCGTCTCACCACGGGCTTTATTTTGGCTTCTAAACCAGAGTTTCGTTTCTTTGTCCATCTGAAGTTCCGGAAACATGAAGGACAGAAGCTGGGGATTGTCGTATTGCACCCTTCCTATCTTCAGAAGTTCCAAGTCTCTCATGTACTCCACTACGAACTGGCGCATCTCATCTAATGTCACTTTTTCATCGACTGGGAAAGACTCTCTGAAATCCTCCTTTATCATTTCGATTTTTTCATCGTCTGAGAGTGAGATTAGGCTTTCATCGTAATTTTCGGAAACTGGGAGCGACATGAACTCTTCCCTTATCTCTTCCTCGGTTTTCTCTTTCCATTCCGAATAGTGGATTCCTACCCTGCACCCCCTGCTCTCGAAATACGGAAACAGATCTTCTATTTCCAATCTGGAGAGTTCTTCATCGTGTGAGAAATAATCTTCTTTCAATTCACTGAAGGTTTTCTTCAATTCCATCCATTTAGGGGTATCTCCTTCAGGATACTCTTCCATCATGTCCCGGATAAGCATGTCGATGAATTTTTGATTTGGACTGGGAGTTTGGGAAACCTCGGATTGAACCGTTTCTTCTTCCTCTTTTTTGAAGCTGGGGGTTGAGGGAGCATCCGAATCCTTTTCTTCTATTTTTTCAAAGCTGGGAGTGAAGGGGCTGCTTGAATCTTTTCCTTCAAAGCTGGGTGTTTGGGCTTGAACCTCGAATTGAAGGTTTTTGGTTTCTCCTTCCCCCACACCCCTATCCTTATCCTTTGTAAAAAAGCTTACTTCGTAACCTTTTTTATTAAGCTTTTTAATATCTTCTTTTATCTCTTTATTTAACTCTTTAAACTCTTCTTTAAAATATTCTTTTAAGCTTATTATAATATTATTATATATATCTATATTACTTCCCGAAATCGGAAAGGTTTTGCCCTGAACCCTTCCTGATTTCGGAAAGGTTTCAGATAACCCTTCCTGTTTTCGGAACGGTTTTAAAGAAACCATTCCCGATTTCGGAAGGGTTGGTTCATTTTCACGATCTGACCTTTCCTGATTTCGGAAGGGTTCATCCATAACCTTTCCGATTTCGGGTAGGGTTATATTTTCATCTTCAGAAACCTTTTCGATTTTCTGCACATATTTTTCTCTGATTGATAACAGACGACTTATTGCTTCATCCAGTTCTTGAATAAATCCATCAGACCCTTCCGATTTCGGGAAGGGTTTACTGATAACCGTTCCGAAATAAGAAGAGTTCTCTGCCAACCCTTCCGATTTGTTACATGGTTCCATCAAAACCGTTCCGATTTCAGGTACGGTTTGTTCCTTTGTTGATATGGCAGTTTCCTTCAGTGCGTTTATTTCCTCTTCGGAAACATTGCTCAAAGCTTTCTGTTCTTTTACGAATTTATCATCGCAAAACTTGGATAAGGCTTCACGATTATTGGTTGCTTCCAGTATTCTTAAAGCAATATTATACCCAGAAATATCCAGTGAACATTCCTTCTTGCATCCGGCCTTTGCGTCTGTAGACATCAATACCCCTATCTTCTCCAGCCGGTTTACACAAGCGGAAAAAGAATCGTTGCTCATTTTTAGTAGCTGTTTAAAAGTGGTTCGGCTCCATTTTGTATTATGACCAACGCTTTTATGATACTCCTGATTTAACAGGAGTACCAAAAGAGCCAATTCGTTTGCCTTGAATAGACAACTTGAATTAGGGTGAATCTTTACGAATTTAGTATTCTGGATTTGTTGTGTCATGCGTTTTCGATTTTGTCATTAACATAATAGTGCATTATCTTACAGTTCACCATCGGTTTGTAAACCTTATACCCCAGTTCTCTGGCGTATTTTCCTACCGTTACCCGGTTAGGAACTTTGGTGCTGTTTTCTAACATGTGCTGTGACATTTCCTCGAATGTCATACGCTTCTTCAATTTCATCATAATCTTGATTTTTAATTGTTCTTTAATTAATAATAGGGCTACTGCTATTGATTGTGTTTGTTGGTTTTCAATATTAACATTCTTTACACATTTGCCTTGTCCAGTTCGGCAATCTGTTTCTGTATCTCATTCATATTATCCTGAATGATCTTACAGCTCTCGTATTGTTCATGCTCTTTTGCATACTCCAGTACGAAAGAAAGCATCATATACGAGTTATGCAGGCTTCTTCTTTCAGCACATCTGGATTGGTATATGAGATACTTCGTATGGCTTACAAGATTTTTTATACGCTTGTCATAAATACTTGTTCTTATATACAGGAAAATCATCAATAAAGTACAACAAGCGATGGCTCCGATAAATATTAATTCATTCATTGTTTGTTATTGTTTTGGTTATTGTTCGCAAGGCGGTATATCGCCGTTCCTTTGGCATTCTTTACATAGTTCTTTCATGGAACACTGAGCGCATTTATCTTGCTCTTTTATTTTCAGTAAATGCCTTATTACTAATAACGTTATTACTATAAATAATAAATATGTCATTTCGGTTCTGATTAATGAAGGAATTTATAGCCTGGATGAATCGCTTCAGCTTCTTCCTTCGTATTAAACATTAAAGTTGTAGTGCCAGTACCACCTACATCCTTGTAAGCGACTTTCAACCACCATTTATAATTTCCACTGCCATAATCATCATAGTAAGGTTCCCCGATTACCTCAGTAACCCATGCGTCTATAAGATTCATTTCTTGCTATCATTTAAATATTGTTTGTCAAAATGATTGTGTTTAATCAACCAACCAATCATTAAAACACAACACTCTATCGGATCGTCTTCCATGTGTGTGCCAACCCGACAATCGGCGGTGTGCCTTCTTATTGAAAGAATATATCCTTGTTCTACCTTTATTAGTTCCGGATGATGCGGCTTGAATCCGATTTGTAGATCTGGAATCTCGGTTGGTAATAATTCCAATAACCTCGATAAACTCCATGCAGGAACATCCTTTCCCCAAAGCCTGTCAAAGACTTCTTCTCCGGTTTCCCCGTGCTTTGCTAATTTGGCAATACGCTCTTTTGTCCAAAACTTGTCTCTCTGTGTGGGCGGCTTGGTTTCCAGTTCCCACTCTAAAGCAGGAACTCTACTCTTTGTGTGATGATATACCATATCTGCCGTTTCCAGCTTCAATCCTAAAGCGAGCAGCTTTTCCGACTGCTCACGTGTTGTACATATTCTTGATTTAAATTCCATATTGCTTAATCGTAATTATAATTATCAAATTCGTTATCTCTCAGTTCCTTTTCTTTCATGGCCTTCATTTTATCGTGCCATATCGCCAACATAGCTATTGCGTTCCAAGCCATGTGTGCGAGTGCTGGCAGCTGTGATTCTTCGTCAAATTCCTCTCCATTATCGAACGCCACCAAATGCCGCAATAATGCAGCCTTGTAGCGTTCCATTCCATCAGGAAGGTTTCTCCATGAGTTTGGGGCGTACTTCTTTGCTCCGAAGGTGTAAACCTTTACTACATCTTCCAAATCTGAAAGCGGAAGTAATTCCCACATTGGCTTGTTGTCTTTTCGGTCGTTCTTTCTTGAATCATTCATGCTTCCTCCTCCAATTTTTTAAGTTCTTCTTCCAGTCTTTCTTTCAGCGATTCCTCGCCATCGTCACCGCTAAGTAACCAGTCAATTCTGTTTGCATAGATTGCAGCCTTGCGAAGTATCTTAACCGCATCCTTGAATATCTGTATGGTTTCCTCGGTGTATTCGGGGTGGTACTCGCCGTCTTCGTATTCTTGGTATCTGATTTCTTTAACTTCGATAAGTTCACTACCATCCGTGAACTCGGAAATACGCTTCCCGTCTTTCTCGTATTCACGGACAAACTTGTATGCTTTGTCTTTTTTAAGATGCCTTACCGCTTCGTTATAGGTTTTGAAGCCCATGTAAATACCTATAGAGTGCCAATCATCTATCTTCTTAAAGACTGACACCTCTTCTTTCCATACCAAAGGTGGTTTCGGCTTGGTGGCTTCCTCAATCTCTCGTTCGATGCTATCAGCAATATCTTCAATGTGATATTGCTGGTAATCAAAATGTCCTCCACTCATAATTTAATCGTAATTATAATTATCAAATCCATTATCGGTTTCATCATCTGTATAATCTTGTCCGAAATCCATAAGTTATTCTTCCTTTCTTCCTTTGTCTTTCCCAGCCTGATACCAATAGTAACAACTTAGAAAGTGTACAGCGATTAATATTGCTACTTCTATCATATTTTATTTTCTTTTACATCATCATAAGTTGCATTATCATCGTAAATCACTTCAATAGAATCAAGTTGCGCTTCGGTAATCTTAACCTTGTTTTTATACTGCCAATCTCGTAATCTGTCATGGATTTTTTTGAAATTGCTAAAAGTTATAAACTCGTTAGCGTATAAAAAATAATTACAAAATACGGCTATCGCTAATTTTTCTCTGTTGTTCATCTTTTCTGTGTCGTCCATAATTCAGTTCTCCAATTTATTTTTATCGCCTAATTCAGATAATGCTTGTTCAAACTCTTTGAGTTTCTTAATGGCATAATCTCTACGATAAGTAATTATATCACGAGTTGTATAATTTGTATAGAACCGGTCTATAAGGCTTTGAATAAAAAACCTTTCAGGTTCTTCGCAATGATTCAATAGAATTACATAATTCGTGTTTCGTGGGTAGAAACATAGAAATCTATAATAATTCACTTTGCCGCAAGAACATTCAATTAAGCGTTCATCTATCTTTAATTTCCTAATGTCTTCAGTGTTCAATATAGGTCTCATGATTTAATCCTCCATATTAGGTAGTAAATCTTCGATGTATGCCCAGCGCATATAATGATTCTTTTCCGAAAGTTCTTCCCATGGCTTGCTCTTGGTTAAATAGACCAAATCATAAGCACTGTCAATATCCTCCACAATGAGCAATTTCCCTTTGTCTGGCTTTTCGCTTGTATCATGCCACACGCTGTTAATGCGCCATTCTGCGGCATCCACAAATATATCAACAAAAGATCGTTGGTTCCATTCACAGGGGACAATCCCTTTTAATTGTTTTCTTGCTGCTTTTTCAATATCTTCTCGTTTCATTTTTCAACTCTTTTCGGTTTTAATAAAAATGATTTATAATACTTGCAATTATTAGCGTCTCTTCTTGCTGTTATTCTTCGTAGTAAAGCCTTGCAATACATTTGGCGGTTAGCAAAAGCCACGTAATAAATGCAGTAACTACAATGTTTATCACCGTTCTTCATTTTGGTCTCCTTGCTTCCTTCAATTCTTCAATAAGTGCATTCGCAAATTCAACCGCATTAACAGCCATAACACAATACTTTTGAGTCAACACATTGGGGTCTATCATGCGAAGCATGGCTTCCTTTGCAACTTCATACCTGCGCTGTTCCCAGTCAATGTTATTCACATTTTCAATTGTATCTTCAATTATTTCGATGTCGTGTAGAGCGTATAGTCTATTTATATTTGTTGTATCTCCATACATACCCCATTTAGTCATTTTGACATCTACAATTTCTCCGGTTGCTCTAATTTTTGCTTTCATTTTTTGATTACTTTTAATGTTTTGTTTTCGTTATTTCTTAACCATCTATAAATTACCACTCTTGCTTTCTCGTAACGAAACCAATTCCATTTCCGTTTCGGGTGATAAGCATATATCTTCTTGGCTATTCTCAGATTCATTTGTGTTTTTATTTATCTTCACTGAAACATGGGGTCGCATTCATCATGCCGACAAAATCTTCAACATCCAAATAGTCGATACCAAAATTTTCTGCGGTCTTTTTGTCGGAATCAGAGAATTGCCCGGTCTTTCCACTGGCATCACCAATCATAAGGGCATCATCCTTATCAAAGTTGAACTTGTCCATATATTCATCAAAAAAAAGATTCAAGCATCCCGGTATTCGGCTTTCTGTATTTGTCAGTTTTATTATTCGATATGCACTGCTTAGCACGAACAGCACCACCTATATTGCAATATTCTTTCACAACCCTTGAAATGTAAAGGCTTTTACAGCTAATGGAAAACTCATCAACAAATCCTTTCTCTACACCACCTTGGTTGCTTACAATAAATACACAATCCGGTGCAAGTTTTTTAATTGCATCAAGCACATCAAATTTGATCTTCATATCCCAAATCCCTTCAGGAAAGGTTTTTCCACTGGCTGTTTCAATCAATGTTCCGTCAAGATCGGCAAACAACACTTTGTATTTTTTCATAATTTATCCTCCAGATTTTAATTATACTTTATTTCTATTGAATTATCGGCTTTTGGTTGTACGAGAATAACGCCTTTATCCGATGTTATTCTTAGTATTCCTTTATCATTCATTCTAATCATGTAGTTACCTATGACATAGGTTTTATTTTTCTCTAATTCGTTCATTGTTCGTATCCTGTTGGTATATCGTAGCATATTGCAAAAATTAATAAGAATATGCTGAATGTTAGCCATCCTAATACTGCTCTATCATGGTATATTCCCACACATGTAGAAATAATTATAAATGAAGTGAACAATAATGCTGTTTTAATATTCAAAATGCTTTTCATAAAACTTCTTTTATTAAATCCATACAATTCTGATACGCTTTCTCGAAATTCTCCTTGCTTGTTAAATGTTCCTCAATTTCAAAATCTTCTATCAGTCCATAGTTGCTCAACTGTATTTTTGCAAAGGGGGTATTTATATCATAAATGACCGTTACGGATGTGTAATGTATCACATCCCAACACTCCCCTGCACTTACACGATCAATACTGACAATCTTTTTATATACATTGGGGGCTTTATAAAGATATTTTCCTACCAAATTTTTATACTTGGCTATCTTAGATTCGTCGTCCAGTTCTTTCTTATATTTCATCATTATGTCATTTTAATAGCTTCTAAAATTCCTGCCTGAATAGCTTCCTCAAAAGAAAAATATTCATTGCCGGAAAACTGCATACATCTCCCTTTTTTAATATCAATAAGCATATAAAACCATTTGTCGGAAGGAAAGTTATAATCAATGCTTATATGTACGCCCTTCTGTTCTCGCAGCCATTTTTGTGCCACATAAAGAGTAGGTTTTGGAAAATATACATATTCATCGCCAACCTCGCCGCTTTTAATCTCTGCCACCGCTTTTCTGTATCTATGTTCACATGGCCAATTGAAACCCTTTAGTTTCAGCAATACGGCTGTTTCTAATGTTACAAAATCTTCTTGGTTCATTTGATTTCATTTAATTGTTCCATAAATTTTTTCTTTCGATAACACATATAATCGTCTGCCTTTTTTGCATCTATACATTGTGTACAATATGTAACAGGCATCGAACAATCTTCGCAAAATCCATCCAGACACAAACCGTCCGATGGTCTATATCTTATACAAGACCGACAGAATGCTTTAAGGGCTTTGTTTTTCATATCTTTTTCAGCCACTTCCATCGTACCAGCAATGTCTTTTGTATCATATTCATTCGTTTCCATTACGAGATTTATGGCTTGCCTTACATCAGATATTTTCAAACGATTGATAGTGTGTCCAGTCTTAATCAGCAAATAATTTTCGTCTTTTGATATGCTGTCTATGTTTATATCACATAGAAAGGTTTGGTTTGGGCTTATGTGGAAAGTCAGCCCTTGATTCTCTTTATCATTCATATACAATTTGTTTTGGTTTATTCATACATAATTTACAAGCACTTGTGTATGTATGGTAAGTTTTATCTTTTCGTTTTATTGTTCTCGGATAAAATCTGTGAAGTGGTAAATACCGACCACACTGGGAACACAATTTTTTAGTATATACTTCATTTTCCGTCTGGTATTTGTTACTAATACGCTTCCTTATCAGCTGGCAAGTTTTACATTCACTATCTGTGTTCCGATATTTCCTGCAATGAGCCAGAGACTTTTTATTGCATTTGGCAAAACGAACACAATCTATTCGGGGGACGGTCTGATATATGTTCATTGGTTCCGTTCTATTTCCAATATTTTCCTGTCACAGATAATCTGGCGGTCGGTTATTTTTGAAATCAATTTGATTCCTTCCAATGTCCGGCATCTTGACAAGGCTACATAAACCTGCCCGTGCGCAAACGCTCTTCCGGCATCAACGATTACCTTGTCAAAAGTCAAGCCCTGGGATTTGTGAATCGTGATAGCCCAAGCGAGTTTCAGAGGGTATTGGGTACAAGAACCGATTTCTTTCGCTACAATCTTTCCTTCAGCATCACACTCGTACTTGACATTCTTCCAAGTATATTTGGTAACGATAATCTTCTCTCCCTTATCGGTTCTGACTGCGACATAGTTGAATAGATCATCGTTTATGATTTCCTCTACAACCCCAAGCATGCCATTGTAAAACTTTCGTTGCTCCATCGGGGCTTGGTCATTGGCACAGAACATGACTTGTGCGCCGACTTTCAGGTTCAATTGAGGTTCACACGGGGCTGCGTTCTCTGGAAAATCACCGGACAGTATTGCGTCATATCGGTAAATTTCTCCTTCCAGCCTTGCTAAATTATCCATGTTTATGTTTTGGGCTGACTTATTGGTAGCACAAAGCGTTATATATCCGCTCTCTTTGTTTCCTATATATCTCTTATCATAAAGTTCAAGTAATTTCTTTCTGCTTTCCGCTGAAAGGTTTCCGTTACGAACTTCATTAAGCAAGTGGAGAAATTCTTCGTCAGACTGGCGAAACACATGGCTGAGATTCACAGTCTTGAATCCGGCTGTTTTTAACGCTTTCGAGCAAAAGAAATAAGGAGAATCATAATACTTCTCAACAAGCCCCCATTCTTCTTTTATTGTGACAGGGGGAAGCTGATAAAGGTCTCCTATCAAAAGAAGCTGAACACCTCCGAACGGCTCTTTGGTATTCCTGTAGAAACAAAGCGCATCGTTTACCGCATCAAGAAGATCCGCACGAACCATTGAGATCTCGTCTATCACCAGTAATTCTAATTTCTGGATAGTTTCTATTTGCTTGTCATTTAATTTGTATGAGCCTAATACATGGAGGGTTTTGCCTCTGACGAAAGCCGGTTTGTAAGGTGAGAAGGGCAATTTCAAGAGAGAATGCAGAGTTACACCTCCGGCATTTATCGCTGCAACTCCGGTCGGGGCTGCGATTATTGTATTCTTCTTGCAGACACCCAGTATATATCTGAGCAAGGTGGTCTTACCGGTTCCTGCCCGGCCTGTCAGATACACATTGGTATTCGTGTTTAAAACTAAATCAATAGCTTCCTTCATTTCGCTATTGATTATGAATGTGGGTTTTGGTTGGTTTGCCATATTCTTAAATTATTTCATTTATTAAAAGATTCTGGTAGTGAGTCAAATAATTCTGGAACCTGATACATTTGATTTCTTCGGTTTTCTTGGGACAGTAATCCACATGCTCACAACTGAGACAAAGACTCTTTAATGCTGCGGCCATAAACTTTTTCTGTGTAGGTATCAGTTCTTTTTGTACCAATGCTTTGATATAAGCAGGATTTGGTTCTATCATAAGTCCTATATCGCCACCGGATATTTTCTTTCCCATTAAAAATCTATCGAAGTGTACACATCGTCTATCTGTTCCTTGCTTAAACCTATATACCGTCTTGTAATCGCAATACTGGAATGATTGAACATTTTACTGAGCAATACAAGAGCCGCTTCGCTTTGCCCTTCCTTCTCATATACCCATCTTCCGAATGTTTTCCTGAGAGTGTGAGTGGAGATCCGACTGATCGGAAGAGAGTATTCTTCCTTCAGTGTCTTCAATACCCGGTTGATTTGCCGGTCAGTATATGCGGTAGATTTTTTGGGATGTTTGATGATAGGCAGCTCCAAGTCCGGAGAACCAAGCAATTTGTATAATTCGGCAATTCGCTTCTTGTTTGTCTCACCTATTCTGATAAGGCGTGTCTTGCCCGTTTTCTTTTCCGTAATACAGATTTCGTCCTTACAAAGAATGTCTATCCACTTCAAAGATAATACGTCCGATACACGCAAAGCCGTACAGAACGATACTCTGCAATATAATTCGATCCAGTATTTCTTGTCAGTGGACAGACATTCCAATAGTCTCTTAAAATCTTCTATCTGAAGAGGCTCTGATTCTACTATTTCTCCTTTTATTTTTCCCATAATTAGTGATTTTGTCTTTTTACGAGAGCAAAGATATACATTACGGGAATATCATCAAAGAAAAATCAATAAATATTTTTTCTATTAACTATTTTAACCTATCATGTTAATATATAATTAGTTAAAAATAAACTAAAGCAAATGCTTACTTCTAAATAATTCGATCGTATCAATCGCTATTCCCAACTCTTTAGCCTTTTGCATCTTGGAGCTATTAGAAGAAAGATCTGCGACTATAAGATTTGTGGTTTTCCGGCTCACACCGCTTACAACTTCTCCACCCTCTTGAATAATTGTGTCTTCCAGTTCCTTGTCTCGGATTCCGGTAAAGCAAACCTTCAATCCGACACATTTCCCGTTGGATTTTATCCCTTTCTTTTCAGAAGGACGAAGTTCAAGCCCGTTTGTCTCCAGAAATTTGTAGAAAGGTTTGATTCCGTCACAGAAAGACCGGTATGTCTTGGAATCTCCCGGAGAGGACATGGGGATATATTTCTTTTGATAGAAAAGATCAATAAAGCCGCCCATTTCACTTAGGATTTTTCTTGCCTTTATCAGTCCGATCCCCTCAAAACAATCGCTGGCGTGCATCAAGGTTGCAGCATCCGTCTCTTCCAATGCTTTCTTGTTGTTCTGGAGGATGATATTTACCGTACTGTCTCCAAAACCGTCTATTGCAAGGATTTCTTTTGGAGTGATATTCAAAATCTTCTTTATCGAATCGAATCCGGCTTCAAACAGTTTGACGTAGCTTTCCTCTCCCATATTCTCGGCCCCTGAGACGGTAAAGAAATGGATAATTTTCGCCAGTTTTCTCCCCGGACAGTCGGGATTGGTACAGCATAGTTCTACCATTGTACCATTCCATGCCGTAGGTGCACCACACGAAGGGCATATTGAAAGCTTGCTCCACATTGCTGTTTGTTCTTCAGAGGCAGCAGGTTTGATGGTGGAAAGGATTTTCGGAATCACACCGCCTGAGCGTGTAACCAGAATTTCCGCTCCTTTGGCCAATTGCTTTGTCTTAATGAAAGCGGCATTGTATCCGGTCGGGTTCTCCATTTCACAATCTCCGGTATCCACTGTTTCAATATTTACGACAGGTTTCAATGCCCCAGCCTTGCTGACTTTCCAAGTGATAGATTTGACGGTTGTGTGAAAAGCGGATGTAAAATCCGGATGCTTATAAGCGATTGCGTATAACGGATTTCCAGTTGTCTCATGTCGCCCTACCTTATCCCAGATGGCAAGATCGTTAATATAGATTACAACACCGTCTATCGGATAACCATTAGACCATGCGGAAAATAAATCTTTCAGTGACTCTTCTGTCAATTCTTCCACCTTGCACTTATGGAACAAAGGTTGTTGTTTGTAAGCTTCGCAAAGTTCCTTTATCACCTGCTCATAGGTTATATATGAGACAAGATCGGACTGACCTATTCCATAACGATACAAGGAAGCGTGCTGGATAAGGCTGTTCGGCTCATCCGCATTCAACATTCCGGCTGCGGTATTACGAGGCGACTTGAACTTTTCTCCGGTACTGGGAGAGAATTTGTCTTTGAAGAACTTATCCCAGTTTTCATTTGAGATTATAAATTCACCAAAAGTAAAACGGTAATGGGTATCTTTCATTATGTTTGCGGCCATTACATGTTTTGAACAATCCTGCCCCTCATTTTCAGCACCGCCACGAGAATAAGCCATGCCGGTTAGTTCGTTTACAAGCAATGACAAGCCATCGAACTTAGGCATACAGATTACTTCTGTTCTTCCTGTAAGTCCGAGAGATTTGCACCATTTGGTTACTTCACTGAGGCTTTTAGCTTTGTTCAGTGATTTCATGGGGATAGGCAAGGATACCTTTCTGCCGGTAGAAACGCTGGCAGGTTCTATGTGTTTGAACCAGTCGCTATCGGGATCGAGTTTTCTTAATTGTTCAACTTCCGCATCGTACTCGGCATCGGAGATTTCCGGCGTTCCTTTACGATACAATTCGTTATGGCGTTTGATATTGTCTAATAACGCTTCTTTGGTTTTGATTATATATTGTTCTTCCATGTTATAACGGGTGTTTTTGACATTGTGATAAATTGCAATAATTATCAGAAAAGATAGATGATGCCTACAAAATAGACATCATCATATTAGTTTGCATTTAGTCTTTATAATACAACAATTTACGTTCTCTTGAAGCTCTTTTTATTGTTTTCCCCCACGCTTCTATCAATTCTTCGCACTCGGATTCAAAAAGCCGGCAAGCAAGATCGTATAACTGAGGCATCATATCCAGACTCTCTATGACATCCAGTTTATTTTTATAACCACCATTGTTCATTCGGGCTGTTAGGTTCTTGTGGTATTTCTTGTCAAACTCCTGATATAACAAACGCCAGTTCGCCCGTACTGTTTGTGGCCCGCCTTTTTGGACGATCTGAACGATACGTTGGCGCATTTCAGCAAGAGGAATCTGTTTTGTTAAACCTTCAATAACTCGTGTTTGATAGGCATTGGTATCCAAAAGTTGTTTATTAGCTTTTTCTGCCTCTATTCTTTTTCGCCTCTCTTCTCTTATTTCTTCAAAAGCACGTATAGCAAAATCAGGATCAGACAGCAAATTTTCAATGACCGCATCTGTGGCGGTTACTCCATACTTCAATAACTCTTTTATTCTATCATTACACCAGATTGCAAACTGAGGACTAAGCCAACGGGCAAATTCAATCGCAACATCTTCGTGCATCCATGTGCCTTGTGAGCTTTTATCATTTCCCCCTTGTTTTATTTTTATTAATCCCGTTAGGCTAATATGTCTAACGGCTGATAATGAATCAATAAACTCTTGTGCCTGTTTTGTTCGTAACCAATCTTTAGTTGTTTTCCCGAACGGTTTAGCCATTTCAGTGGCATTAATCATTACATTGTCTCCTGAACAAAATGTGACAGGACATCCATTATACTCAAATACCTTGTTTAAATTTTGAATATTGTTCATATCGTTTTTTAATAAGATTTTGGTAGGTACTGATTACTGTACCTAAGATTAATTTGAAACTGACTTAAATATCATATTATTTAAATTTATAGTGGGGAACATTACCCCACCATAACCCATCATTTTACCCCCGAATGTCCGAAACCTCCAGTTCCACGCTCTGTATCATCCAGCGTTTCTACCGGTTCCCATTCTGCCTGTTCATAGTGAGCAATTATCATCTGGGCGATACGCTCTCCATCGTTGATTGTAAAATCCTCAGATGAAAGATTGATTAAAATAACGCCAATTTCACCTCGAAAATCTGCATCCACAACCCCTGGCGCATTACATACGGTTATTCCTTTTTTCAATGCCAAGCCGCTACGAGGACATATTTTAGCTACATATCCTTCTGGAAGCGCAATATGTAGCCCTGTAGGAACAAGACAACGTTCCAGTGGCTTCAATACTATCGGCTGTTCAATATTTGCACGGATGTCCATTCCGGCTGAACTTGCAGTTGCATATTTTGGCAACTCATGTTTTGATTTGTTTACGATTTCTACTTTCATTACTTTAAGGTTTTGATTTTATTTATTCTTGCTTCTCTATTATGAGCCATTTTTCTTACTGAGTGATATTTTCGGGTTACGCCGCATAACTGGTCATAATCGGACAGCTTCAGATTTCCTATATCACTCATTTCTATTTCCACATGGGGAGATACGTGCCTGAAGTAAAAACCACCCGTGGAAATAAACCTGCCTGTACATGCGAAGGAGATAGCCTGTAAATTTCCTCCGGTTAATTCATAAGCACTTCTGACCGAACGGGTAATCGCTATCAGAACTTGTGCTGCATTGAAAACTAATACTTGTTTTGGTTCTTTTAAAAATCCGTTACTTTCTTTTTCCATTTAATAAATCTTGTAATTGTTCAGAACTAAATCTATTTTGTGCTTGGGATAAGATGGCTGAATCGGAAATGACAAAACCGTTTGAAAACAATTCTTCAATCCTTTCCAGCATGTACATTCCAAAATCCGTATCGACATAGGCAATCAGGAGAAGTTCAAGGGGTTCCATAATCAGTACGTGCCCGGTATTGGTCTCGTTGATGATTATGTCTTCTCTCGGTACATCGTAAGCTGCAACGGCTGCATTTATCCATGAAAGAAAGTTCATCTGGAACAAACTTATATGGTTTGTCCCAGTCTTGCCTTTCTTTTCCAAAAAATGCGTCATATCCGCATAACGATTCCCTTCTTGATCTGCGCCTGTCAGAAGATCCGGAAATTCCGCATACTTGATCTCCTTGCACACAATCACTTTACTTTTCATAATAGCCCGGTATTTTCGGATTTAAACAAATTGTTTTTGTGCATTTCTTCAGTTACCAAGACAGAAGAAGCCTTGTCAAACTTCACATCACGAATCGCCCAGTCACGGGTTTCAACTTTCGTCAAATACTTGGAGACAAAATCGTAGGCTTCTTTCGGAGAGGAAGCGGCAACGTAGATGTTTTCTTTCTTGGATTTTTCTTTGCCGTTATCGCTGATCTCCGTGTATTTGACGCTCACTGCAAACAAGGCCGCTTCATCTTCTCCTTCCGAAAAGAAATACAACATGTAGTTCTCTTTATATTCCTGATCGGTCGAGAATGTGTTTGTAAAGAGCAATTCTGGGATTTTGGCCTTCACGATCTCATACTTGACGGAATCATCATATTGTCTCATCTCTTCCATCATTTCAAATGCCAGAGCTTCTGCGTCCGTGTAATTTACCGCAACGACCAAATCGTCTTCTTTCTTGGTTGCTAACTTTCCGTCACTGTCCTCGCCCATATACTCGAAGCGGAGTCTGTAAAATTCAATACCTGTATTCATAGTCGGTATACTTTAATTGGTTAAATAAATATGTTTTGGTTTTTTAATTACGCCGCAAAGATATGTCTTTATATAATACAATCATAATATTTCATATATTTTATTTTGTATTTTTACTTATACATCTGATATATTGCTATTTAAGCATACATATACAAGACACAATAAACAAATAATATCATATACCTAAAAATTCAACATATCTTTATATAAAGAGAAGATAATCGATATGTTATAATTTTCAATAACAATCATTATCACCATAATACAGGTTTACATACCCCTAAACAACAGATTGTCCACTCCACACCTATTCTTTTTAAAACATAACTTATGGATAGTAAAAATATAGAAGGAGCGTTTAACAATCAGCTGCTTGACAGTATTTTCAGAACAAGCAAAAAGACGATACAGGAATATGTCTGGGAAATCGAGAGAAACAACAGATATAAATCCACACGTTCAAACGTAGAACTGGGGACAATCTTGGACGACAGATCACGGCTCATCGATTTGTATGAGGCAAGCTTGCAGCAGGACGCACATATACGATCGGTCATAGAGACTCTGGAAAGTCAGATTCTCGGCGACCGTTATATGCTTGCGAAGATTAACGAAAAAGGCAAGTATGTCAAAGATGTGGAAGAAACACAAAAGATACAGGGTTCCCAGTTTGACAAGATGATCAAGGGAATTGTGGAATCCAAACTGTACGGATATACATTGTTGGAGATTCTGCCTGATATAAATCCGCTTACAGGAAAACTCAGCCATATTAACATTGTTGAGCGAAGAAACGTGCTACCGGATCAGAAGGTGGTACTAAGAAGACAGGGTATATGGCTTCCCAACTGGGATGTCACCTCTCCTGTCTACAAGAACAATTATGTGCTTATTTCATCCGGGGATCTCGGTCTGTTTTCCGCTACCACACCTCTTATTCTGGCTAAGAAATTTACGATGGCCAACTACGTCAATTTCTCGCATACATACGGCCAGCCCATCATTCATGGAAAAACAGTGTCGGAAAACAATGCGGACAGAAAACGTCTGGCTAACGATATAGCCAATGCTGCGCAAAACAAGGTTATCGTAACCGGACTGGAAGACGAAATGGACATCAAGGCTTTTACAATGTCGAACTCGGAGAAAATCTATACCGGATTGATAGAACTGGTAAACAGCGAGGTTTCCAATCTGATTTTGGGATCGGAATCTATGGCCGGAGGTATGCAGTCTTATGTCGGTTCAACTAAAGCGCATCAGGACATATTTCGTGACCGTATAGAAGTGTATCGCAGGTACATTGAAAATATAATGAACGAAGAGATTGTTCCCCGTCTTGTTATAATGGGATATATCAAACCCGGTCTGGTGTTCAAATATTCAAACCGTATCGAAATGAACAATGAAGACCGTATCAAGCTGTATGGTCTTCTGACGGATAAGTACGAGATTACGGGTGATGAGATCGAGAAAGAATTTGGTATCAATGTCGGAAAACAACTCAATGTAATGACCGGAGCAATCGGAACATCCGGTGCTATCGGGGGTGGAAGTAATGACCGACATATCATGTCGGACGAAGAATATCTTCGCAGATACGGACATCCGAGAGGACAAACACCCAAAGTCACAAATTTTATCCGGGGAATGAAGTAGGCGGCACGGCTTCATTCCCGAATGTGGTTGCCGAACGCTACGAAGCACCCAAAGAAGAACCAATTAGTCGTGAAAAGGAAGAGTTTCTATTGATTCTGGAAGAGTTTAGGAAATTTGTTTATCGGGCAGAAAACAGTGCCGAAGCTTGGGAAGTGTTTGAGGATATTGTTGCTCTCAGGGCTTCTTTTCTGATTGATCGTGTACTAACCGGACTCAGAATGGATTTCGATAAGGCTTTTGATTTGCTAAAGAATTTCAATTCCTCTCTTACGGAGAGAGAAAGGCAAGAACGGGATATTTTGGTGGCAGCAATCGAAAATCTGGTTGATTTTGCGGTTGCGGAAGAGTTTCAGATGATAAACGAACTGCCAGAAGAATTGGACATAGAGGATATGGAAGAATACGAAGAGATTTGTGAGAAATACAATTTCCAGTATGCTTCTGTGGAAAACGAAGACGTGTTGTATTCTGCTTCTATGGCATACTGGTGGATAGGCGTTGCCTCCAACTCGATCGTTACCTATATGACACAAGGGGACGAAAGAGTTCGGGCTTCACATTTGGCATTGGAAGGCATATCTTTTCCGAAAAACGAGTTTCCGGTAGATTTGATTCCCCCTATCGACTATGCGTGCCGATGCTATCTGCTTTCGGATGGAACAAGCAGTGAATCGTTTGTTACGGCTTCTCTTGACAGGAAAAAGATCGGAAAATATAAAAAGTTAGTTAATCCAGTGTTCACTGAAAGTTTGGCTACCGGTGGAAAAATCTTCAGCGATGCACATCCCTATTTTAAGATACCGACAGATAAGATTTCCCAATTACAGGAAATAGCCGGAAAAATCAAATCTAAATTTATACAGAAGAATGACTAAGGTTACCTTAAAGGAAATGTGCGATCAGCTGGAAAAAATATCTCCAAGCAGACTGGATTTTAATGTCGCAAACTTCGCTACCGAAGTGGGGCAATATTCAAAAAGAGTATTCAAAAAATCGTTCGATACACAAAGTTTTGATGGCAAGGCATGGAAACCAAGGGAATCTCGGTGGGGCAAACGGTTCACGCATCCTATCCTGAATGATACCGGAACGCTGAAAGATTCCTTCCCCATTGTCGAAGGAAATGATTTTGCATCCAGCACATCCAGAAAAGATGCTTCTGCCAGAAGATCGGACGGAAAACTGCCGTTTAAAAGAATATCTGCCAGTTATACAATCCATACAAATGAAAAATCACAGGTTATTCGTGGCAAACGGGGAACCGGACGTAAAAGTATCGGATATGCTGCCATACACAACACTGATCCCAGAATATCGCCATACACCGTGAACCAATATTCTTCCAGAAAACCCGTACAAAGGCAGTTTATCGGATTTAATCGGGAAATAGATGATTATGTGAACAATAATTTAATCAAAGATGTATTGCTTAAAGGATTTCCTACATGATAAAAGATAAGATACCACAAAAGAAGTTGCCAAAGGAAGATTCTGAAAATGGTGAAATCACAATACCGGAATCAGTACCAAAAAATCCTTTGGATGAAATTTACAAGGCAGTCAAAAAAATCATATTGACAATCAAGGAGGATGAAGAAGATCCGAAAAGCCCGTCTCTGTTTAAAACGGTCAAAATTGACAACGGGCAGTTCGAGAGGATTATCAGAAGTGAAAATTTGGAAATGGAGATCGCTTTTCCGGCTGTATTCATACATTTTACCAATGTCCGGTATCTGGTACAACAACAACGTATCGGGGAAGGTCGGGCTACCATGCGTGTCAGGTTTATTCTAAATACTTTGAACAATCAGGATGAAGACAAGGAATGTTATCCTTTTTATGTCTTTCAGAAGATAAACATGGCTATTCAAGATGCCAAAGACACCGAACCGGCCTTAAATGAAAGGTGTAATTTGACCTATTACGATATGCCTACCACAACCAATATGTTACAGGCATACTGGATCGATTACGAAGTGTGGTTCAGAGAGGATTCTGCTTGGAAATATCGAAAATGGCTGAAAAAGTATCTCGTTATGCCTCCGTTTACCAATCACGATGATGCGCCGGAACATAACGAGAACCAACACGATAACCATACATCTCCTACATATAATGAAGTGACTGGTATTGTTATGACCGATGGCTCCGATCCGGAACCTGAAGAAGACCAGATATACAATTCTTTATTGACTGAGGACGAGAACGCTTTGATGTGGTCGGATGGACAATATGTCTCACTGACAGACAAAGTGCAGGAATAAGAAAAACATATATTATTTCATTTATCTATTTGTATTAAAACACTATGGACATCAATAATTTAAAAAACATTGTTGGAGAAGCCAAACAAGGCGAGGTGGCTGTGATCAAATTCTTCGGCAGAGTAACCGAAGAGACCACCAGTCAATTCAATTCCGAATTTGAATTTCTGGAAAATTGCGTCAGACCTTCTCTTATCAGGATATTGATTAATTCCGAGGGAGGCTCTGTCTTGCATGGCATGACTACCTACTCGACCATTTCCAATTCCAAGATACCGACAGAATGTATAATCGAGGGGATCGCCGCCAGCATGGGTTCGGTTATCTGGGCGGCAGGTGACAGGTCTTTAATGAGGGATTATTCCATTCTTATGATTCACAATCCTTTCATGCCGGGAGCCGGGGAAGAGCAGTCGGATATGGTAAAGGCTTTTACCGGACAGATCGAAACCATCTACCGCAAGCGTTTCGGACTCACGAAAGAACACGTCAAGGCGATTATGAACGGGGAAGCGGACAAGGACGGGACGTTCTTTGATGCAAAAGCGGCAGTCAAGGCTGGAATCATTTCTGCCGATTGCGTGCTTAAAACATCCAAACAGGTTTGCGACAAGGTAAGAAATGGAATAAACGGCATCGAGAACAATGCTGCTATGATTCAGGATATGATGTGCAAGATCAATTCGGAGATAGACGAAAATAAACTATCTGAAAACGAATCTTCTAATCTTAAGCAAAAAGATAACAATCAATTTCTTAACAAAAAAGCAGAAAATATTATGAACGAAGGAAAAACTATCGGATTCGAGATCGGAGCGGTAGCGGCTTCGCTTGGCATGACCGGCACTTTCGAGGTTAAAGACGTTATGGCTCGTATCTCTGATCTGTTGGCGGTTGAAGCAAGGCTTACTACAACCCAAAAGGATCTGGAAGATGCGAAGACCGTTATCGCAGGTAAAGAGGCTACCATCCAGAACATGCAAAAGGATTTGGATAGTGTTAACGCCAAACTGAGCGTATACGAAAAGAAGGAGGCTGACGAGAAAAAAGCCAGAATTGAGACTATGGTTCAGAATGCCATTAACGAAGGCAAGATTGAAAACGGGGCCAAGGAACAATGGGTTCAGATGGCAACCGCAAACTTTGATCTGGCTGAAAAGACATTGGCTTCGATTCCGGCTCGTGAAACCATCACAAAGGAAATCGCAGATGATCCGGCCAACATTGATGCAGCTAAGGAAGCCGCTAAAACTGCGGAAGAAAAAATGGCTGAGAAAGTCAAGGCTGTTGTCGGTGCGGATTTCGAGTTTAAAACACTTTCCTAAAAACTAAAACCAAAACTTAACTAACAATGGCAAGTACAGTAAATTTTGCTCAGAATGGTTATGCAGGTGAAGTTCTTGAAGACTTGCTAACCTATACAGCACAGGGTAACGACACATATAAGGAAGGGCTGATTCACATCAAGAGTGGAATCCAGCATAAATATACGCTTCCGGCTATCAAACTCGGTGACATCATTCAGGATAACGTACCGACCCCGACAAGCACTCAGGGAGGCAGCAGCGATGAGTTCAACAAATACACGCTGACCGAACGTTATCTGGAACCGGCAGATTTCATGGTTTATCTGGAATTTAACCCACGTGACTATGAAAAATACTGGAAGTTCGCACAGCCAGAAGGCAATCTGGTATTCCGTGAACTTGATCCGAAGATTCAGGCGACAATGCTGCGTCTGTTGATGGACAAGAAGAACGAATACATCGGCAATGCGATCTGGACAAGTGCAAAAGGCGGCAATGCAAGTGCAAAAGTAACAGAACCTTCCGGATGCACAAAGATCGGAGATGGCAAGGAAAAATACTTCGATGGCGTTATCAAACGCATTATCGACAATGTAAACGCACAGGATGCTGAAACAAAAGCAGGTGGTCAGTGCATTTTGGCTGGCAGCACCGAATTGACGGATGGTGCGGCTGTTGAAAAAGCGATGTATGCGATGTGGAAGAAATGCCCGAAACAGATCCGCAAAAACTCTAATCTGGTTTATGTTATGGGTTGGGACGCTTGGGATGCTTACGACCAGTATCTTTCTGACAAGCAGGTGAAGTATTCTGAGAACACGGAAGTGAACAAGTATCGCTTCAAAGGCAAGAGAATCATTCCTATTGTCGGGGTTCCGGAACACACAATCGTGCTGGGCAACTTCAGTACCGGTATGGATTCAAATCTCTGGGTAGGCGTTGATTACGCTAACGATACCGAGGTTCTGAAGATCGACCGTTTGCAAGCCAACTCGGAATTGTACTTCTTCCAGATGAGAATGAAGATGGACGTGAATATCGTTCGTCCGGGTGAAATCGTGGTGCATACGGCATATAAGAAAACCGAGTAAGATTTTTACAATCAAAACCTAAAAGGGAGTGGAGAAAGACTCCATTCCCTTTTTTAATAATCGTATATATGGCAAGACCTAAGAAAATTGAAGAAACGGAAGGTTCCGTATTGAATGCGAGAGAAGCAGATGTAAAACAACCAGAGGGACAAGATACTTCTGTTTCAGAAAACACAGAAGATCAGGAATCGGAACCTGTTCAGATCCCCAAACATATTGACGATGTATTAAAGGTATATCCTCAATATCAGAATTTATATGTGGACGACAAGGGTGGGGCTTATACGGAAGAAACCGCCGAAAGTCTCAGAGGGGAAGCCAAGCTTTACAAAAACCCACATTACACAGCATAATTTTAACCAAATCATTATTATATGGCATTAGGAAATGTTTTTATAACAGACACGGACGGACGTTTGCCTTCAGCTACATCCACATCCAATGAAAAGATCACGGGATTGCTTTTCGATGTTTCAAAACAGCCGGAACTTTTCACTGCCGGATATGGGAAAAGCAATGAATCCAAACTGAAACTGGGAGACGTGTGCTATATCACAAGCAGGGCACAGGCCATCAAAGACTATGGCATCATTGAAAGGGTAGAATGCGATGAAGGCGATGAAGCGACCAAGAACTTCATGTTCGGCATTCCGAACTATCATATCTCTGAGTTCTTCAGAATGAGTGGAAATATAGATGGATACGGCAAGCTCTACGTGATGTTTGCGGATTGTTCAAGTAACTGGGATGCTATCGAGATCATGCAGCGTGCTTCGGGCGGTACTATCTCACAGCTTGGCATCTGGACGGAACAGCCGTTATGGAAAAAGAGCGAGGAAACATATCTTTTGAATATCGTAAAGACAATCAATGATAAAGCGGAACTTCTGGCTACCCAGAACCAGCCTCTTTCTCTTGTGTTGTCTGCAAGTTGCGCAAATACCGGTACGGATGATTCGGATGGCAAGAAGGTGGATTTGAACAAGATCCCGACCTGCATCTGCGATTCAAGTCGCACATCGGTTATCATCGGACAGGCCCGAAATGAATTGATCTCGACAATGCAAATGCGCAACAAGAACTGTACTCCGGTCGGTTTCTTGGGTTCGGTCATGGGTTGTATAGCCAAAGCGAACGTACAGGAATCTATCGCTTGGGTGCAGCAGTTCAATCTTTTTGGAGATAATTTCCAAGATATTGAACTGGGATTCGGAGATTTGAATCTGAACGACAATGAAAAATTTACAAGCTTGAACGCATACGAGTCGCTTTCTCCCGTAATGCTGGACGATCTGGACGATAAGGGGTATATCTTCCCTATCAAGTACGCCGGAAAGGAAAACGGCGTTTACGTTTCAAAAGACCGCACTTGTTCTGACGGGGACTTCAGGACAATCGCCAGAAACAGGACTATCAACAAGTCACGCAGGGCTGTAAGACAGGCTTTGCTGCCTTATGTGAACTCTCCGCTTTTGGTCAATCCGTCTACCGGATATTTGGCTCCGTCCAAGATCACGTCCTTCAAAAATCTGATCGGTGACATCCTGAACAAGATGAAGACAGCCCAGGAAATTTCCGGCTACAGCGTTGTTATCGCTTCGGATCAGAATGTATTGGTAGACGACACACTAAGGATTGCGTACTATTTGGTTCCGGTCGGAGTTGCGACCTCTATTTATGTAGAAGAAGGATTATCACTAACCGAAAAAAGCTAATAACAGATGGCAGTAATTAATAACGTTGCTTATTCTTGGAGCATGATTACCCTTGCCTCTACCGCACTCGGCATTGACGAAGGCAGTACGACACTGGAAGGGGTATCGGGCATTAAATGGAATAAGACTCGTAAAATTGAATCCAATTACGGACTCGGCGGCAAGCCGGTTTCAAGGGGATTCGGTAACTTGACTTATACCGCATCCATCACGATGGACTATGCTACCCAGCAAGCCCTGAGAAGCACATACGGCTCGCTGATGGATATTGGGGAGTTCGACCTGATTGTTTCATTTGCCAACCCAATGGCATCAGACGATTGGACTACAACTACCGTGACACTTAAAGGATGTATCTTTAATGAAGACGGAATGGAGTCGCAACAGGACGATACGAACATTACAAAAGAGTTTCAGCTTAACCCGTTCGATATTGTTATCGGAGAGGGTTAATTCTAAGGAAGGAGCGGTTGTTGATACACCGCTCCTTTTCGTTTATGTTCTTATTATTTGGGTTATTTTTATTATAAATAACACAAGCACATAATAGGGTTTTGTTAATTTTGTCGCTCATTTTGTTTTAGATTAGAGATGTTTTTGAATATTCTATTATCAACGAAGTTAGATTTATTTTTAGACAAGTTGCTGGATTTTAGTGTAAATGCCGGTAAAAACATTTTTATTGCTTGTCTTATTTATTCAATCGGGTGTTTTATAATCAAACAGATAAACAGGCTGGTTGCTAAAATTCTGGAAAAACGAAAAGTGGAACCAAGCGTACAGACTTTTCTGAAAAGCTTGGTGAAAATTCTACTTAATATGATTCTGGCTTTTGCGGTAATAAGCAAGCTGGGAGTGGAAACCACCAGTTTTGCGGCTTTGATGGCTTCTGCCGGTGTAGCTATCGGTATGGCACTTTCAGGAAACCTATCAAACTTTGCAGGAGGACTGATAATTTTGGTATTCAAACCATTCAAGGTTGGAGATTATATAGAAGGCCCTGACGTAAACGGAACAGTGAAAGAAATACAAATATTCCATACGATACTCTCGACTCTTGATAATCGTATGATATATGTCCCGAACGGGATTTTGAATAATAACGCCATCACCAATTACAGCAAGCAAGAAACACGGCGTGTTGATTGGGTGTTCGGTGTTGAATATGGAGAAGAAATAGGGAAAGTAAGGGCTGTTATACAGCGAATTATCAAAAACGATCCACGTATATTGGATACACCAGCCCCACTTATTGCTCTTTCCACATTAAATGCGAGCAGCGTTGATATTACCGTCCGTGTCTGGGTAAAAGCCAGCGATTATTGGAGTGTGTTATTTGATATTAACGAGATTGTATATGATACATTCAATAAAGAGGGTATCAATTTCCCATTCCCACAGCTTACGGTTCATCAAACAAGTTCAAAATAAATATTGTGCATGAATTGCAGTTTTGTATCTTTGTAAGACCAAATGCAATCAACATCGATTTGTCAAGTGATTAGTAATCACGTACAATTTTGAGTTTTAAGTTAACCAAAACTTAAAAACATTCTTGTAAGGTTGACCCTCTGGGATAGATCGTCAGCTTAAAATCATTTTCTCCCACAAACATTGCAGCTTCCCCTTCCCTATTCTTTTATAAAACCAAATCAATTTAGTTATGGAAGAAAAGAATTTAACATTAGAGCAAGAAAATGTAATTAAAGAAAAAGCGAAAAAGCTGAAAACTGAAGGCAAGTATCGCAAGGTGTTCCCGATGGTGGTGTTCGGTGACACGGAGTCAGGTGAAAAGGAGTTTTATGTGGCTTACATGAGAGAACCGAACTTCCCGACATTCTCCAAGTTTATGGCCGCATCCAAGAAGGACGAGGTACAGGCCATGAGGACTTTGGCAAAAGATTGTTTCTTGGACGGTGACAAGGAACTGATCGACAACGAATCATTGTTCCTCTTCGGTTTGATGGGACAGCTTTCGGAAGTGATCTCTACTCGCCAATCTACCATCGTAAATTTTTAAATGACTGGGTGGTAAAGGACGACCAGCGCATCCGGCAAAGGTGCATCTATATTCGTCATTACTTTCCCGGTGTGGATTTGGATAGTCTCTCAGACGAGGACTTTGCAATGCTATCGGAAGACGCTCTTTGGTTGCATGAGCAAATGCTCATTTCTAAGGCTTCCAATGCGCTTCTTGCTTAATTCTATATACAACAAATCTCCCTCACTGATTTTATATCGGTAAGGGAGATTGTCTTTTTATAGGTTGGAATAATGCCAGTAATTGATTTTCTTCTTTTTGACCCGGTAGCCTATACCTATTGTGAGCATAAGGGAGTTATTATTGAGAACTTCGCCCTCAATCATTATTCCGGAGAGGCTTCTCAAATAAGCCGTGGTGAAATATAAGCTCACCCTGTCGCTCAAAGGATAAGAAAGCCCTATTTCGGGTCTAACCCCGAAAACCGTCTTCTTGTCTTGTCCACCGGTAATAACCCAATAATCCACGCAAGGCCCTATACCTGCAAACAATATAATATTCTCAAATGAATATCTTACTTTAAACAAGGTATTAAGGTGTAGGTAATTCCTGCTCAACCTCTCGCCGTTCAACGCATCCGTCCCGTCTCTTTTTATATATCCTATCTCACTGGACAAATAAAACCAGTCGTGATAATCACGGTCGAACAAATAATCATATCCTATCGAACCGGTATAGGTCAGGCACGGGGTATCGAATTGATTCCCATCCATCCAGGTGTTGTTTATACCTCCAGAAAACCTTAATATTTGGGAATATGAGTCGATACAGTAAAAAAATAACACGATAAAAACACACAATATAGGCCTGTTCATTGTATTATATTCTATATTCTATATCCAACACCAAGAGAAATTGCAGCTGTTTTATTATAAAAAAGCCCATTATTATTATTACCAACAGAACGACATTTAAAGTTCCCCAAATAAGATATATTTAAAATAGCATTCCATTTATTATTTATATGATAATACATACCCAATTCCGATTTTATACCATATATAACATTGCTATTATGAAAATCTGTTTTTGTTGTCGTAATCTTGTTTGAATTTGTGGGATGTTGTTCATATTTGCTGTTCTCATTTATCAAAATATCAATCGTTGGCCCCAATCCCATGAACAATGTTACATTTTTCAGGTCATGCTTAAAACGAAAAGTGGTATTGATATGAAAATAATTCAAATCGGCGATACTTCTAAAATACTTCTCTTCTATTGATCCATCGCTATTATAGCTTCGGTTAAATTGCCAAATACTTCTTCCACCTCGTTTAATGTAACCGATCTCGCTTGATAACATCATCCAATCATTCTCCAGATAGTCACATCCAACCATAAAGGAGTAAGACAAGTTCTTTTTCGTGAGACCACCGCCATCCATCCATGTAAGATTTGCTCCGTGTTCCATCTTTATAACCTGTGAATACATGTCACAAATGCCTATAGATAAAAAGGCAATCACAATCAAAAAGATTTTCTTCATAATTTTATTTTTATTTTAGTTTACGCCTTAAAAACGGCTCTGAAATATTTTTATTGTACCAATTAATAAGAAATATATTTTATACAATAATTGATTTGTTTTTTTGCAGCAATGTACAATATCAAGAGACATTATACGTTTATTTCATCTTTCTCCGATCCTTACAAGCAACCTATTCTGCCTATACCCTCCTATTCTTCATTAAAACAATCATACAATGGCAGAAATACAAAACTATCAGGTAAACTACACCATTGATGTAAAAACCAATGGCGTTCAGGATGTTACAAAATTCGCCGAAGCTATCAATAAGCTGAAAATAAGCGAAAAGGGAGCAGAGGCAGCTATTACACAGGTTAAAAATATGGTGAACAAAATGGACGCTATATTTAAACCAAAAGGAAGAAAAAGAGATGTAAACTATAATGTCAATGTTAAAACCGATCTGGCTGAAGAAAAGTTGGACAAGGTTTTAAGGCTTATCAAAGATATACAAGCAGAAGCAGCCAAAATCAATCTTGTCGTCAACGCCGGACAAAAACTGGATTCCCAGGCTATCAAAGCACAAGCCAAAGCCGTATTGAAAAATCAGGAATTGGCTGCACAAGAAGAGGCTAAGAAATCATCAAAGAAAACAGCTTCGCAAGCTATGGAGGCTATGAGAGAGCCGATTAAAGCAATTGATAAAACTATCGGAAAGGTCAATGCGGCTCTTGTCAGTCTGGAAACCGGAAGAGAAATCAATATTAAGACCGATGTTGCCAAAAAGAAACTGGAAGAAATTCTTAGCTTGCTTGGTCAGATAAAAGGAGCTACTAATATGACGTTGGGAACAAATATGGTCAGTCCTCCTGCCGGTTCCGGTTCTACAGCCATAACTCCTGTTATTTCCAATACTGTTGATTCAGATAAAGCCAGTCCACGTTCCAGTATTCAGAGAAAAGTCTCGGCAAATGAAAACAAGACAATAAAAGAAGCCGAGAGAGAACTAAAAAGGCTTGCCAGAGAAAGCGAGAAAGAGTTTAAGAGACAGGATAGGGAGTATACTAATCTCTGGAACAAAATTGAAAAAGAGCAAGAAAGAGAGTACCGAGCCAATGTAAAAAAGAAGCTGGATAATTTTCGTAGGATTTCTAAAGAGATGGAAGAAAGCCAGAAGCGTTACGAAAAATATCAGGAATACAGTATGGCCAGCCAACTGAAGAGAGAGGCTCGACAAGAGAAAGAAGCTCGTCACAGACAAAGAATTGCGGAAAGAGAATATTACAGCCGGCAAAAAGGAGCTATCAATCGTTTGCAATATTCCCGGCTTCCTTCATGGGGAAACATGCCGTTTGCCGGTATGTTCAGTGCCTATGCCGGATATTCGGTCTTTAAATCCGAGCTTGCGGATGCGGTGGAATATGCCAACATAATGGAGACCGCAAGAAGCATCCTTCGTGTAGCGGACTCGGACTTGTCCACGTTTGAAGACAGGTTTGAACAAATGTCCAAAAATGTTAGGCAAATCGGTGTCGATACCAAATTTACCGCTACTGAAATCGCTGGAGCCACAAAATTTTTGGCAATGGCAGGTATGAATATCGACACTATCAATAAAGCCATGCGCCCTATTACGAATCTGGCCTTAATAGGAGATGCAGACGTTGCTCAAATTGCAGATTTGGCTACCAACATCATGTCTGGATATGATATTAGAAGCTCTTCGATGAACACTGTCGCTGATATTCTGGCTTCCACGATTGCCCGATCCAATGTGAATGTTCTGGAAATGGCAGAATCTTTCAAAATGGCAGCCGGGTATCTTCGTCTCTCTGGGGTGAATTTCTCCGAGGCTTCTGCGGCTGTCGGTATTCTGGGTAATGCCGGCATGAAAGGAACGATGGCTGGTACGGCACTGAGAGCCATGTCCGGAAGGTTCGCCAAACCGACCAAAGAAGCACAAGACACGCTTGACAGATTGGGAGTCAAATTTACCGAATACAGGGATATTTACGGAAAACAGGTTGAAAAGTTGAGACCTCTTGCTGATATTTTTGAAGACCTGAACAAAAGCGGTGCTACTCTTGGAGATATGCAAGCTATTTTTGGTAAGATCGGAGGTAATGCAGCCATGATGTTCATTGATAATTATGAGGAATTAAGAACACTGGCGAATCAAAACAAAGCAAGCAACGGCATATCCCAGGAACTTGCACTTACCAAACAAAACACAACAAAAGGCTTGTGGGCGCAAATGACCTCCCAGTTCTCGGAAAGCTTCATGCAAGCCTATGAAAGTATGGAGCCGCAAATCAGGGGTGCGCTTAGGGACTTGTTGGATAGATTCAAACCACAAGAGTTCGCCAAAGGGCTGGAGACCATTGGAAAGACATTGTTGGATGTATTTTCTATACTCGGCAAGATCGGTACATGGATAACAAAAAACCTGACATGGCTGGAACCTTTGTTGATCACAGGCTTTGTTACAACCAAGATATTCAAATTTGCCGGAGCCTTAACCAATCTGGGGGTTGCACTTGGATTTATCGGTAGACAAAAGGCGGCTACAAATATATTGACCTCTGTTGCCGGAACGCTTGGTGGAGGAACTATGGGCAGAGTGGCAGGAATGTTTGCCTCTCAGGTTTCTTCCGGAGGTGTTGTTGGGGCTGCATCTTCTCTGTCTGCTATAGGAACTGGTGCAGTGGCAGCAACAGCCGGATTGTCTGCGTTAGTTGGGATATTGGGGATGGTTGCGTATAAAACATGGCAAGTAAACAAGGCCCGAAGCACGATTCTGGAAGAAGTAAACAGCAACAAAAAATACAGATACCCGTCTATCGATGCGCTGACAGAATCTCTGAATAAAGCATACAGTGCTGCTTTGGCTACAGGAGAAGCGGTAAAAGATCTCACGGCTGAAAAAACCCTTGGGGAAAAATCAGGACTGGGAGATGTTGCTTTTTCAGGGAATTGGTGGAAAGGGTTGATTTCCCAATGGGGGCAAGCTATTGCAGGAAACAAGAATTATAACGGTTATGACGTTGCAAATGCCTATCAGGACGCATATAAAACGATGATTTTGGCAGAATCAGATAAAAAGGGGCAAAAAATCATCAATTCCGCTTTGGCTGATTTGGCAAAACAAAACACTGCTACGGGCATCCAAGCTTTTATTGACACAGCCCACGAAATTTACGGAGTGTCACCAAACGTACTTGATAAATCCTTGTACGTTGAGAAAAACGGTAAGGTTTGGTACACAAAAGACATGTCCGAGCAACCATATTCTGCGTTTGAACGCACACCGACATACTTGGATTATATAAACAACAAAATCCTGCCCAACATCATTACTGTTGCTGAAAAATATAAGGATGCAATAGTAACTTCTTCCGGTGCGCAAGATTTGGTTTCGGGGCTGACCGACATCAATAGCGGAAAGACTGTTTCGCAACAATTGGAGAAAATTGGATGGAAACGCAACATGGACGATGGAACATGGTACTCTCCAGCCTTGCCTAAAAATCCGACTGATAAAGACAGGGTTGCCAAACAGACAAGAGACAGGTTGGCACATCAATTATTGGTAGCTACCTATACCGCATTGACCGCAACAATGGGAGGACAAGCAAATATGGCATATAATATTATGACCAAAGCCGGTTTTTCTCCCGACATGTTTTCCAACGAGCCGGATTCCAATGACAAATATTCTTGGGATAAGCGAGATATTTCTTATTTGGGAAATAAAGAAGACGATGGCGGTGCTGGTGGCAATTACAGCGGAACCGGAAAACTCTCTTCGGCGGCTCCAAAACAGGTTGTGGTGAACATTACCAATTTGCTCAGCATACAGACCGTGGAACTGATGAAAACCCCGGAAGGCAAAACTCCGGAAATGCAGGATTTGAAAGAGATGATGGCACAGGCTCTAATCGATGTCGTACATGACTTCGATGCGAGTTGGAACGGATAATAACAAACAAACCAATAATATATGGCTAAATTTTTAGGACAAGGATTGGCCGGATTGGCAACCTCCACTATTTTGAGTGGGGGGATTGTCAATCATGGCAGCTTACAAGGATACATTTCCAATGCGGCACGACAGACATTGGGACTCGGACTCTCTTCCATGACGGACGGGCAGGTTCGGTATTTTTCAAAAGACAAGGAAATTCTAAAACGGGCAGTCATACAAACCACTTGTCAGGCGGCCTATGGACTTTTGCGCTCATACCCCCGGTTCTTGAAATACTGGGAGAAGGTGGAAAGGGATAAATATTTACAAACCAAATCGCAGTCCAGTATTGCCAACAAGACCGGGCAATATTACCAGCTGATTAAAGACCAACAGGCGGTTGCGATTCAGAAGAGTTACACTGACAGTATTGTCGGCAAAAATATTGTCATGGATTATCTGGAATTGAGCGTAGATGGCGGCTGTGTCTATTATGATTCCCAAAAACACACGGTCACTACCGTTGAGAAAGGGGAAGCGGTCAAATTTGTCGATTTGCAACCGGAAGTATCGGTATCAAGCAAAAACAATATACTGCTGACTCCGGTACAGGGACGGGATTACTCCAGAAAGGAACTTATCAGTGGCGGTGATCTGGAAATCAGCATAACCGGCAAAATCACAAGCAAATACCCCGATGTTTATCCGGAAGCTGAAGTATCAAAGTTTTTGAAGCTTATGCAATTCAAATGTGCCATAAACTGTGATAATACGATACTTCGCCAGTTTAAAATATCCAAGTTGATCGTACTTGACTACTCTCTTCCAGCCCCTACCTATCGTAATGTCCAGCCATATACGCTGCATTGTGTGGCGGTTGAACCTTCCGAGTCAATCGAAGTGAAACTGGCAGATGAAGAGGTGGTGGACGAGGCTATCAAGCATACGAACAAATGGATTAAAATTGTAAAATTCGGAACCGAGGTGGTTGATCCGGCCAGCCTCCTAAAAGTGACAAAACTATGGCTATAAGCACGCTTGATATTCTATGCTGCCAGATTACCATCGGAGATGCCGATTCAAAGAATCCGATGGTAATCAAGAATCCCATAACACTTTATGAAGTGCAAAACATAGAGATTCATGAATCATATAAAAAATTGATTGGTACGGCCAAAATCATTTTCCCCAAAGGGACGGTATTCAAAAGTACGATTGTCGGTAACGGAACGGTTGAAGGGAAAGATGCTTCTTTGATTACTACCGAAGTCATGCAGGACGGGGTTTTGATTGAAAAGCGGAATACTCAAAGCGTCATTGACGAGACCACGTTCAAGATCGGACAGAGGGTCAATATCAAGCTGGGATACAATGGGGTATTGAAGAATATGTTTGACGGTTACATCACAGCTTACAACTCGGACAGCATATTTGAATTGCAGTGTGAGAACATGGCTTACAAACTGAAACTCAAACAAGCTCCGAAGTTTGAAACTCCGGTTGCCGGAACAAAAGTAAATGATGTATGTGGAGAAAAGTACGGGCTTTTGAAGGACACCGGGTTTGAACTGCATTCTGAGACCAAGAAGTTCGATATTCAAATTGGGAAGGTAAAAATAACAGACAATTTTACTGTAGCGGATGTTTTGAATGATTGGTCGAAATTCAAGGTGTATTGTTTTTTAAAATACGAGGAAGATTCTTCAGCCATGCCTAAAATTGCAATTGGGCGGCCTTATTCATCGTTTAAAAGCGACCCGACTTTTCCCGGTGATGGCAAATCTTCTGCTCCTTACAAGATTCAATTTGATTATCACGTTGCCGGTAGCAGCTTGAAGATATTGAAAACCGATCCTAAGTTTCTTGCCGTTACGGGAAAAGCATTGGGGTCAAACGAAAAATTCTTTGAAGTTACGGTAAGACTGAATCCCGAATACGATCCGGATACACCGGGAAGCAAGGAGTTTCAAGTTGTCAATGCTACCCAGATTTCAAAAAAGACACACAAGATTACCGGAAATACGACTGCCACGGGAGCAGACACCAAGACAAAAGTCGACCTCAGCACGTATACTGTAGTACCTTACATGTCTACTAAAATGAATATCAATTCGGATCAGCTTGTAGAGGAAACAATCGCTTATTTCAAGCAATACAATCTGAATGGTATTACCGGAGATTTGACTCTTTTTGGTGATTTTGGGTTGACGACTGCTGTACAAGTTGAACTGATAGATTACAGGAATCCCAGCAAAAACGGAGTCTATCTGGCAGACGAGGTGACAACTACATTCGGGGTAAACGGATATAGGCAAAAAATAACCATACCATATAAAATAACAGGAAAGACCACTTATGGAAACAGCAAATAATATAAACACGAACAATAACAACAGTCAAAGAATGATTCAGGAAGCAATCAGGAAGATTGCACTGGGAAGAAGTTTTGACAGAGCGAATATGAGTCCTGCCGGTACAGGAGGGGTCGGTACGGCCAGAATGATTCATGGCTATGTCGCAAAGATACATGACGATCCAAATGATGAAGAATACGAGGAATATGCAGGAACGATTGATGTAGGTGAGTTTCCGGACGAGACTGCTTCTTCAGAGCCGATTATTCATAAAGGGGTTTTGTTGTCCGGACTGAAAGACAATTCCGGAGGATTCCTTATTATCCCTACCCTATTCTCGGATGTCACAATCGTTTCGGATGCAGGAACAAAGTATATGTATGTCCTGAATTTTTCCCATGCGGACGTGTTGCAGTTAAATGCGCATAACGAGACAATTGTTGGGGCAACTGAGACTGAGAAACTTGATCCGAACGACAATGATTCCCCGGACTATGATGAATTGCCTAAAACGGGAAATGAGACTTCCACCAAATATACCCCGGACAAGATTTCGACTGTTGCCAAAAACAAAGACGGGAAACAGGCTGAAATTAACATGACTCCTTCCGATATTCTGCATAGGATAGACAAGTCGGAAGTGAATCAGTCAGCAGAAAAGATAGAAAGTAAAGTTGGAAACACAGCGGTCGGGGTTACGGATGGAAAAGTGTATCTCGGAGGTGAAGATGCGACTGAACCTGTTGTACTGGGACAGGAACTTGCGCAACTGATGTTGGAGTTCCTTACCGAATGCAGCAAGATAACCACCCCAACGCTCATGGGAACCATGCCGGCCGTGAATTTCCCGAACTTTACATCATTGACTTCCAAGATTCAGAAATTTTTAAGTAAAACGGTATATACAAAATGAGTGTCATTCTTAATCCGGAAATCGAAAAACTTGACAAGGATAGCTTATGTTACTCGCTTTACATCCAGCTATATAACAGTTTCTTTAACGCACAGGATAAAAAGGACGAGGATCATCCGTTTGGTATAGTGGAGGGAGACGAGACTTCCATCCGACTGAAAAATACAGCATACAACTTTGCCAGTCCGATTTCCGAATCTATAACAGGCGGTGGAGATGGCGAAAGTGGCGGCATTTTAGTCGGTTATTTAAAAAAAAGTGGCGGTGATATGTCCGGGCTACTAAGAGCCAATTATGGGTTTGAAGCAGGAATAGAAAATACCAGACTCCTGTATTCGTACAAAACGGAAGAAGAAAACCCTGTTTATGGAATACAGATAGATGGCAGGTTGAATGTTGGTGGCAATAACTTTTATCTGGGGAACAAGA